AAGCCGGCTGGCCGTACTTCTTGTGGAAGGCGTCGTCGGTGAGCTTCTCCACCTGTCCGGTGATCGTGATCGAACCGTCACCGGGGATGCCGTAGCTGATCCACACGCCGGGGGCGAGTTGGAACAGGGCGAACACACCGGCCGAGTTCTGCACCAAACGGGCGTCCGACGGCAGTGCCGTCGGGCCGAGCGAGGCGGTGGCGGCGACGGTGCCGGTGGCGGCCGACGTCGTGGTTCCGGTGTTCCAGTCGGCGCCGAGTATCCCCTTGTTGGCTGCCGACTGGACCGACTGCTGGGCAGCCCCCAAGTTGGTGTTCGACATCGGGTTGCCACTGATCGCCCACGGTTGCAACCCGGTCTGCTGGTACAGGTACAGCGCCGCTTTGGCGTTCGTGCCCGCGTCGAACAGGTCCGACGCCTGCTTGATGATGCCGGCGTTGATGAGCGTCTGATGGTTGGTGTAGTTGATCTGCCACAGACCGAGGTCGCCGCTCAGGCGTTCACGGGGGGAGTCGGTGCGGTGCGCGGCGATGTTGCCACCCGACTCCCGCATGGCGATGGCGACCATCTGCGACAGCGCCTCGCCGCGGAACCCGGCCTGGTAGGCGACCTGGGCCAACTGCTCCCGGTCGAGTGTCACCGGACCGTAGTAACTGGCCATCTACCCGCTCCTCATGAGAACTTGTCCAACGTCTGTTTGGCCGTCGCCCAGCGGCCGAGCAGCCGGCTGTTCTGGCCTTTCATCCCGCCGATGGCGGCAACACCGACGGCGGACTGGTAGTCGCCCGAACGCAGCCCGGAGCGCACGGCGTCGATGTCGGCTTCGGCACCCAAGATGTCCTGCACCCCGCCGACGAACTGGGACTGGTACTCGGACTCGTTCATGCCGCCGGGCTTTTTGCCGTAGAGCTCGGAGTACTCGGGGCGGCCCTGCACCCAGTTCAAGATGCGGGCGCTGACATCGAAGCTCATCCCCGGGTCGGCCTTGTCGAGTTGACCTTGCAGCATTCCGGTGACCGAGTTGACGACGTCGTCGGGGATGTCGCCGAGCATGAAGTCGCCGAACTGCTTCTGCAACTGCTCCTTGACCGACACCGGGTCGAGGACACGGCGCTGCGGCCCGGCCCCCCCGCCGCCGCCGCCGCCACCGCCGGAACCGGGGCCGAAGTCGAAGTAGTTGAGGTACTTCAACACGTTGTCGCCGATCGAGCCGCCGATCTGCTCGAACGCCGTGTTGCCCCCGGGGGCGAGCCCGCCCCGGCGCAGGATGCTCAACGCCGCTGCATTGTCGGCGCCGGTCATCTTCTCCGGGTCGCCACCGGAGGCGGCGATGCGCTGGGCGAGCGAAGGGTCGATCGCCGAGATGAAAGCGAGCGCCTGATCCCCGCCGTAGGTTTCGAGGCCACGGTTGTAGCTGCCCTGGGCCAGCATCACCCCGGGGGCTCTGCCCTGGCCCTGGATCGTCTCTCGGACCCCCAACATGGCGTCGATCTGCTTAATCGCCGCCAGGTGAGCCGCCGCCTCGGAACCCCCCGAACCCATCGCCACACCGGTCGTCATCTGGGTTTGCAGACTCGCACGCAGCGCCCGGCGCTCCGCGACGCTCATCGCCTGGTACTCGCCGGGATCCAACCCGGCCTGCTGCTCGAGGCGTTCGATCTCCTGGCCGGTCTGGTTGTAGGTGCCGAGCTCCGGACCAGCGCCGTAGTAGCTCATCAGAGCGGCAGTCCCCCAGATCGGCAGGGTGTCGCCGTTGGGGCCGGGTTCGATGGCGTCGACGCCGGCGTTGATGCCGGCCAGGCGGACGATGCGAGTGATGGCGTCATCACCGAATCCCATCTCCCGCAGACCTTGTATCTGCTGCTCGGTGTAGTTGACCCGTCGGGATCCGTTGGCGAACGGGATGTCGATCGAACGGGAGATCACCGGCTCCTGGTCGGCGATGACCGAGGAGACAAAGTGCTCCATCGCCTCGGTCTGACCGGTCGCTTCCATCAACGGGGCGACCTGGGAGAAGTCGGTGAACGACGTGCCCTGCTGATCGTTCCAGTAGTCGACGAACCGGTCCTTCTCGATCTCGGTCAGCGGCCGGCCGAGCGAGCGGAGGATCCAGACCGGGGTGTCCGGGTCGCTGATGAGGCCGCCCATCCGGTCCTCGATGAGCCGGGCACGGTCCTCCTCGGACATCTCGGGGTTCTGGGTGGCGAGTTGGTCGTTGAGGTTCTCCCGGTACTGGGCTTCGCCCTGCTCCTGTGCCTGGGCGATCCACTGGTCCAGTGGCGCACCACTCAACCCGGGGGGGGCATAGGTGGCGATGTCGTCGAAGTTGGGGACACCGCCGTCGGGGGTGTTCTCGTACTGTCCGACGACATAGTCGACGGCCTCGTCAAGTACCTGCTGCTGCGCGAAATCAGTTTGGGAAGCAGCGGTGTCAGCGGCGGCGGTCGTCGTCGGAAGCGCCGCAGCCCAACCCGAATCCTCGGGTTGCCCGGCGACCCAGGCGTCGAGATCGTCAATGACGTGTTCGTTGAGATCCTCGGCGTGTGCGTCCAGCCAAGCCCTGCCGTCTTGCGGCCCCAGCTCTTGCAGATACTCGATGATGTCGGCGGAACTGCCGAGTTCGGGAGGGGGCAGACCTTCGGCTTCAGTGCCGTAGCCGGCACCGAATGCCACTTGCGTTGCCGCCTGCACGTCACGGTCAGTTCGTCTCAGCCAATCGGCGACGGACGCCTGCTCGTTCGCCGGCAGGTTCCAATAGTGCGATCGGACCCAGGCGTTGACCTCGTCGTCGGACATGTCGTTGAGCAAGTCGTAGTAATGCTCGAGGTCCAGACCGTCAGGCGGGGTCGGGGTGTCGCTCATCGCAGTTGCATCGCACTTTCGATCAGGCCCCACTCACGCCGCCAGAACTTGTTCCAGAGGCTCGTGAAGCCGGGGTTGACACGGGCGTACTCGACGGCGCGGCGGTGGACCTCGTCGAACACCTCGGCCGGGGCGTCCTCGATCTGGCCGTTGCCGGTGGTCAGTCCGACCATCTCCATCGTGTCGTCGATGAACTGCTGCATCTCGGCGACCTGCTGGTTGTCGGGCGACACCGGGGAGCCGTCAGGGTTGCCGTAGGTGGCGTTGGCAATGCGGGCCGACTTCTCCATGTTGAGCGCCTCGATGTTGCCCGGCGCCTCCATCCGTGACTGCCACCACGCCGGGTAGCGCTGTTGCAGCTCGAGCTTCTTGCGTTCGTACTGGGCGCGGAGCGGGGCCATGAAATCGATGAAGGCGTCGTTGAACACGTCGTTCATCGTGAAGCCCTCTTCTTGGAGCTTGGTCTCGAAGTCCCGTTTGAACGAGTACCAGTCGTCGTAGCCGTCGTCGATCTGCGCCCGATACGACTCGGCGGCCATCGGCGTGGCCAGACCGGTGATGTTGGGGACGGCGACCTCGGCGAAGTCACGGGTCATCCAGTTGATGTCGTTCCACACCGGCAGCATCCCCCCGGCGATGCCGCCGAGCCGACCGGACTTGCGCTGCTGCGGGGTGCCGATCAGCTCGTCGACGACCGAGACGTCCTTGATGTTGGTGGCGAACGGGATGAAGGCGTTCCACGCCACCTTGCCGACGCCTTCGAACAGTTGCGAGTTGATGCCGCCGAAGCGGCCGGCGGAGATGCCGTAGGCGAACAGGTTGAGCCGGGAGAGCTGGGTGAGCCAAGGGATGTGGTCACGCCACAGTTCGTCGAGGTTGTGCTCCTCGTCGAGGCGCTCGTAGGTCTTGAGGGCGTCGTGGAGGATGATCGAGCGGCCGAGGTCGTCGTTCAACCACTTGGCCATGTGGCCGAGCGCCTTCTTCTGGAAGGAGAACGGGAACATGATGAAGTTGGCCGACATCTCCGCCGCCGAGCGTCCCCGGGTGCCGTAGTTGTACATGCTCTTGGCCGCCTCGTACGCCTCGTCGATCCCCAACCCCTGGTTGCGCAGGTTGACGAACGCCGTGCCCATCCAGTCGGTCGGTGAGAACCCAAGAATGCCGACCTGGCGGAACGCCTTGGTGATCGGTTCGATCGACCCGGCGTCGACGTCGCCACCGCGACGGGCCGCCGCGGTGAACTCGCCGATACGGGACTCGTAGATGTCATGCGCCATCCGGTTGGCCGCCTCGGCCGTCTCACCCTTCGCCTCGAGCCCTTTAGCGATGCTGCGGCGCAGCGCCCGGGGCGACATGTTGCCGGGGATGACAATACGCTCGCCGGCCCGGTGGGCCACGCCGGCGGCATCGACGGTGTCCTCCAGGTAGCGGGTGGGTGCCGCGGTCTGGGCGAGGAACAGACCCTCGGTGTAGCGGGACAGGTCGAAGAACGGTGACAGGGTGAAGCGCATCGAGTCACGCAGCCGGGCGTAGGAGTCGCCGAGATAGGCGTGCTTCCAGCTCTCGGTGCGCTGGATGATGTCCTTCCCAATGAACGGCAACCCATGGATGTCCGCAGCGTTGACCCCGGCGGCCAGACCGCCGGCGACACCGGCACCGACCGCAGCACCGGTGAGAGCCGACTTCAACCGGTCCTGGAAGCTCGAGTCCCGATCAGCGGCAAGAGCGCCTCCGACGGCGCCGATGCCGGCGCCGGTCAACGCCTGGCCGCCGACCCGGCCCCACACCCGTTCGCCGTAGCGGGTGCCGCCCAACGTCTTCAAGAAGCTGGCCGGCACGTTCTGCTTGCGCAGATAGGCCTCGATGCCGTAGAGGCCCATGTCCTGGAACTCGGAGTTGCGGAACTGCTGGGTGGCCTTCCAGATCGCCATCGCCTCGTCGCCTTCGATGCCGGCGTCGGCCAGCGAGCGGAGCACACCTTTCTGCAACTTGGGTGACAGGTCGTCGATGCGGATCGGGGTGAACGCCGAGCCGAGCCGGTCGAAGGTGCGCTTGATGCGGGTCCGCTCGTGGGCGGTGGCCATCAGCTTGCCGACGTCGTCCTGTTCGGCCCGCAGCCACCGCTCGAGCACGCCCAGGATGTTGTCGACCTCGGCGTGGTCGGGGGTGACGTCTTTGCCGACCTTGGCCAGTTCGTTGACGATGGCGAGGCGGCGGCGGCGGTCGTCCAGGATGGCCCGTTCGATCGGGTGGCGCCGGGAGAAGAAGTTGCCCATCGTCACCGAGTTGAGGTGGCGGCGGGTGACGTCGTTCATGATCGGGGTGTGGAAGGCGATGTCCTCGGGCATCAAGAACTCGGCGCCGTGGACGAGCTTGTAACCCCGTTCGTCCATGCCGGTCTTGAGTTGACGGAGCCGCTCGGACGTGGAGAGAACCTCGGGGGCCGTGCCGTGGCCGATGTTGTCCATCGCTGCTTCGGCTGCCGCGGCAGCACCGGGAGGAACACCCCTGGGTTGCGCCGTGAAATCGGCGTCGGGTCGGACGACGGCCTCCCACTGCGACTCAGGTCCGAACAGCGAGTCCGACGGCCGACCGACACGAACCTGGTTGATGTTGGCGCCAGGTTCCAGGTCGCCCTTGCGCACCTTGACCTCGAGGACGACACCGTCAGACCCGGCGTACTTGCGTGCCTCCGACGGAGACCACGACACGGCGAGCCCGTCGGCCTTGGCGATGGGTGGCTCGACTCCGTGAAGGAACCTCTCCCGCGCTTCGATCGACTCCATCGACCCGGATGGACGTACTTCACGACGGCCGGCGGCGTAGCGGCCTTCGGCGGTGAGTTGGTCGGCGAGCTCACGGGTGGTGCCGTGGTAGAGGGTGACGATGTCGTCGTCGCCGAGCGCCTCGAACTTGACGGCAGCCGCTCGCATCCCCTCCTCGAACTCGGGGGAGATCACGTCCAGGTCGTCAAGGTGGCTGAAACTGTGCGCGGCCGTCGAAGTGGCAGCAGCCTTCTCGGCCGTCTCGAGCGCCGTATGGTGGGCGATGAGGGCGTCGACGTCGACCTCAGCGGCGGTGTACGGGATGCGTTCCCGCAGATCCTTCAACCGGCGTTGCAGGGCGTCGACCCCGCCCATCGGCCGGCCGGCCTCGTCGAACACGGCCGATTTCATCCCCCACTGCTCCCACTCCTTGGCCAGAGCGAGCTCGTCGGCCATGCGGCGCAGCTCGGCGTCGACCCGTCCCAGTTGGATGCCGTGGTGGTCGGCGAAGGCGAGCAGCTTGCGCATCGCCTTCTTGTTGACCCCCTTCTCGGCGGCGGCTTTGGCCATCACGACGATCTGACGGTCGGTCAACGGGTTGTCGCCCACCTTGGCGGCCCGGATCGCCTCATCGATCTCGTTGAGGTCGACGAGGGCGGCGAAGTTCTTGGCCTGCATGTCCCGGACCAGTTCGGTCGTCTCGACGACGTCGGCGACCTGCTCGGCCATGTTCTCCAACATCTGCTTGGTCGGCGACTCGGCCCGCATCAGCGTCATCCGGCCCGGCTGGGAGGCGCCGGCCAGGGCGTCGAGGCCGAGGATGCGGGTGACGTCGACGTTCGGCTGGACGAGCATGTTGTTGAGCTCGGTGTTGACCCGGGCGACCTGCGGGTCGATCTTGCGGGTCTGGCGGAACGGGTTGACGAGCTTGCCGCGCCGCGTGGTGACCGGTTTGAGTTGGGCGGCGTCGAACACGTCGTCGAGGCGGAGCAGGCGGACGTCGTTGAGCGACGCCGTGTACTTGTCCCAACTGCCGATCGAGTCGAAGTAGTTGGGGACGTAGTCGGCGAACAGCTCGCCCCGTGATTTCATCGGCGTCGTCGCCCACTTGGAGCCGAGCACGTTGCGTGGCCCCTGGGCGGCGCCGGACATGTCGAGCTGCGGTTTGGGGAAGTTGCGCTGGTCGAACATCTGCAAGATGGTGTCGCCGGCCAGTTTGTTGTGGGTCTCGGCGATGTCGATCACCTTGGACTCGGGCCCGGCCCGCAGTTTCTCGGCGATCTCGTCGGCCCGGGCCCGGATCTCGACGAGGGTGGCGCCGGCGCCGCCCTTCTCGGCGTAGGCCATCCCGGCGGCCACCTCGTCGATCAAATCTTCGATCGGGCGTTCAAGGTTGATCGGACGGAGCTGTTGGATGATCGTGTTGCGGGCGACGTGGTAGGCGTCCATCTGACCGACGATGCCGGTCACCGTGGCCGCCTGGGCGGCAGCGATGTGGTCGGCGGCGAACGAGGCGTAGCCGAAGGCGATGGACGCTGCGGCGGCGTTCTCGTCGATGCCGTGGTGCTTGGCGAGGGCGCCGATCACGCCGAGCGTCGACACGTTGTTGTCCCACTCAGCGAGCTTGTCGGGGTCGGTGAGGAGACGGCGGCGGAAGCCGGTGTTGAACCCGGCCATCACCTCCTGATCGGCGGCGATCAGTTGGAAGTTGGTGCGCACCATCTGGTGGCCGACGCCGCGCAGCAGTTTGTTGAGGCCGTTGACGCCGGCCTGTTGGTAGAAGCGGCGGCGCACCGAGTTGGGCATGACCAGCCCCATCCCGACGCCGGCCATCGCCCCGAGGGCGATGTCTTCGGGTGAGTCGCCGAGCAGCGCCCCGCCGGCAGCGCCGATGAGCGCCCCGGTGAGCCCCTGGTGGACCCGTTCCACTTCGGTGATCCGACCCAGGTAGGGCAGGGCGGCGCCGGCGGCGGCGCCGATCGCCGCACCCTTGGCGATGTCGCCGGCGTCGTCGCCGACCATCGTGCCGATCGCCACCCCGGCCGCGGCGCCGGCCACGGCCCGCCCGGGGATCGTGCCCAGAGCGCCGTGGACGCCGCGCAGGGCGCCCGACACGGCGCCGACGCCGAGGGCGTCGTGGCGGAAGAAGGTGCCGGGCGAGAACACGTTGTAGGGGGCGAACATCAACTCCAACGGCATCCAGCCCGGGTGGTATTTGACGTGTTCCAGGAAGTCGCCCGCTGCGCCGACACCGGGAATCGACGACAACTGCACGCCGGTGGCGTTCTCGTAGCCGGGCATCTTGGACTCGAGCACACCGGCGAAACCGAGGCGCATCCCCTGCTGCACGACCGACTTGGTGGCCACCACCGGCGTCGAAGCCCGCCAGGCGGCGAGGGCGTCACCGGCGGCGCCGCCGGCCCGGGTCAACATCCCCATCTCGGTGCCGGCCTCCCGGGCGACGACAGCGCCTTTGCGCAGACGGTTGGCGATCATCGAGGCGTTGCCGAGCTCCTCGAGGTTGCGGCCGGCGACGCCGACGAGGGACTCGGCGAAACGGCCGATCCGCCCGCCCTCCCACAACCGGGAGAAGATCCCGGCCGACTGGGCGAGACGGGCACCCTCCCAGCCGACCCGGGCGAAGTTGGCGATCTCGCCGACCCCGACGAACATCAGCCCGACGTTGATGATCGGGAAGACGATGTCGTCGATCGGCCCCGTCGCCGCGTCGATCAGCTTGCCGGCCCAGTCCAACGGGTTCTTGGCGTGGCTCAACGCCCGCCACTTGTCGCCCCACGACGAGATCTCGTTGCCGATCTGACCGAAGTCCCAGAAGAAGTCGAGCTCGGTGGCCATCGACAGCAGCCCCGACGGCGACGTGAAGTCGCCCAGCAGGCGCATCGCCGTCGACAGCGACGTGGCCAGCGGCCGGTTGCCACGCAGCTGGCTGTTGTAGTCGTCGAACGCCATCTCGCCGCGCATCCGGTTGAACTCGGGTGACCACGAGTTGTCGACCCGGCGGGGATCCATGTCCAACATGCCACGTTGGATGGCCCGCAGCTTGAACGCCTTGACCGAGTTCTCCGACAGTTGCGTCGGCGGCGGGTTCGACGTCATCGACGCCAAGATGATACGGGACTGGTCGAGACCCGACTGCTGGGGGACGAGACCCTGCTGGGCTGGCAGCGGGACCTGCTGGGGTGGCGGCTCGGGGGTGGTGTTGCGGCCGAACACGTCGTCGAGACCGAAGAGAAACTCGGTGAGCGAATCCTCATCCGCGCCGGGCATCCCGATCAGATCCGTCTTGACCATGTCGGGGATCTGGGGCAACTGCCACGACTGCTCGACCTGGGACACCCGACGGAAGTTGCGGTCCATCCGCTCCAAGTCGGGGGCGAGGGCCACCGCGGCCGGGGCGACCAGCTGCGAAGCCGGGGCGACGAGCTGGGAGGCGCCGTAGTCGCTCATCGGGCCTTCACCAACTGGATCGGGCCGTCGTCGCCGACGAGCTCGACGGCGTCGTAGCCGTACTTGCCGGCCAGGGCGTGGGCCTGGCGGATCTTGGAGCCGATGTCATCCTCCCCACGGGCGTCGATCCGCCAGCGGCCGCCGACCTTCCGGGCCGTCATCTCCTCGGGGATCGTGTCGATGGCGTCGCCGGGGATCTGCAACCACTTGCGGGGCAGCTCGTCGGCCCGGCGCACCCACACCGGCAGGCCGTTGGGGTCGCCGATCACCGGGTCGGCGGTTCGGGCAACCGTGTAGCCCGAACCGCCGTCCCCGTAGACGTGTTCGCGCACCCGCTCGAACCCGTCGACCTGGGGCGTGGACAGATACGCCCTCAGGTTGGCCGCCCCGACCGTCTCGAAGTGGTCGGCCAACCCCTGCACGTAGGGGCGGGCCCGTTCGTCGATCGGCATGTGCCAGCGGTCCACCGGCTTGGAACGTCGTTCGACGATCAGCGGCGACTCCTCCAAGTTGGACCCGAGGCGCACGATGTCGCCGTCGGCGGTGGTGAACGTCCAGTCCGTCTCATCGCCCTCCATCTCGGCGTCGACGATGTCGTCGTAGTCGTCGTTTCTCGTGGCGATGCCGTCGTTGACGAAGGCGTAGGCCGACACCTCGGCCGCCTCGGCCGGAGTGATGCCGAACACCAGGACCCCGGTGCGGCTGCCCGAGGTGACCGGGATCCGGTCGTAACGGGCGTTGAGTTTGGCGTCGCCGGGGAAGACGGCCCACATCGTCTCGTCGAGGAACTTGTTGGCCGCCGACACGTCGATCAGGTCGGTTCCGGTCACCGGGCGCGGCGACAGCTTCGGCCCCTGGGCGATGCCCCGGCCGAGGCGGGTCGCCCCCAACTGCTGGATCCGCTGGTTGGGCTGGTCCATGTCGAACACCAGCGAGTCGTACGGCAGCAGACCGGGGTAGACGCCGAGATGGACGTCGACCTGCGCCGTCGGGTTGCGGGTGGCGGCGGCCTGCACCGAGGCGGGGTCCCTGACGATGACCGGGCGCACCGACATCCACCGGGCGCCCCGCTCACCCTCGACGGCGGGGAAGCCACGCCGGTAGAAGTCGTCGATCCTGTCGACCTTGCCGATGACGACGGCGTCGGTCTCACCGACATACAGGTCCAAGTCGTCACCCCTCGGCCCGGCCCCCTTCAACGCCGACTGGGGCATCCAGTCGCCGGGCAGGGCGGCCAGGGCGCCGGGGGCCGACACCGGCTCACCGTCGTCGCCGGGGGCGTAGCGGACGTGGAGACGGACGTCGGGGTCGACGTCGACGCCGACCAGTTTGCCGTTGCGGCCGATCGAGAAGTCGTCGTCGAAGCTGTCCAACGCCCTCGCCACCTTGGTCACCGTCGAGTCGAGCTCACCGGATTGCAAATCACCCAGACGGCCGGCTTTCAGGTCGCCGTAGAGCTTGCCGACCCGCTCCGAACCAGCCTTGACGAGCCCCTCGGACGCCAACCGGTCGAACCGGGCGACGTCGACGGGGGCGGCGAGACGGTTGTTCGACTCGTAACGGTCGATCCACGCCCCGACGGCCGACGCCACGCCGTCATCGGCGCCGCCGGCGAGGATCCGACCCTGTTCCATCTTGTCGTCAGCGGTGTCGAGCAACTTCTGCTGTTTGGTCGAGATCCCGGCCCGCTGCAACGGCATCGGCGACTGTTCCATCCGCTTTTCCGAGCGCCACACCTCGTAGGCGTCGAGATCGGCACCGGGCTTGCCGGCGTGCACCGCAGCGCCGGTCAACAGGCGGTCCCGGGGCCCGATCTGGGGGTCGACGACCGGTGAGGCGAACTCGGCGGTCGCCTTACGTCTCGTCTCGCCCATCGCAGCGAGCAAATCCTGCTCCGACGGCGCCGGCGCCGGGTAGAGCTCGTTGCCCTGCGGCCCCGGCGTGGCGACGTCGACGCTGGTCACCTGACCATGCCTTCGAGCATCGTGGTCGCCCACTCCCGGGTCATCTGCGACACACCCGGGTTCTTGGCCAACGCCTCCAACGTTTGGATCGTCTGCTCCAGCGTCGACGCCGCCATCGGCGCCGGCATCGACAGCGGCGTCCCCACCGGCTCGTCGGGTCGCCGGGTCGGCGAGGTGAGCATCGACGACGGCAGACCGCCACCGGGGGCCGGTTCGGGCATCGGACCGGGCATCGGCGCCGTCGGGGTGGCCATCCCCGGGCCCGTGCCCGCCGGCGTCGTCGCCGGCAGTTCACGCTTCAACTGCTCGGCCTGCGCCTTCTCCCCGTACGTCCCCGAATCAGGGGCGCCGACCCGCCCCGAAGCAGGCGCCATCGTGGCGATGTCGGGCACGTCGGCCACCGCTCAGCCGCCCATCTGCGAACCGGCGAACGACCCGCCGCCCATCGGCACCGACAACCGGTTGATCGGCGACGGACCACCCTCGGCGCCACCGCCGGCACCGGCACCGCCCAAAATGCCGGCCATCACCTGCCGGGGATCAGGCGCCGTCGGCGGCGCGGGACCACCGACACCGCCTTCAGCGCCTCCCGGAGGGGGACCGGGCATCAACTGCGAGCCGTCCAGCCCCGAGGTCAACATCTGCTCTTTCTGCGCCTGCTGCGGCTTCAACACGTACTTCTCGAACACGTCGACCAACAGGTCGCCCTTGGCGACGTCACGCATCATGTCGACATGGGCCTGACCGTCGATCTGGCCCTGTTCGATCATCATCATCAACTTGGCCATCAACTGCATCCCCAACTGCTCGTTGAGAATGCGGGAACGTGTCCTGGCGACGTCGGTGATCCCCGGATAGTTCTCCTGGGCGTCCTCGAGGCTGATCATCCCGCCGCCGTGCAACTGCAAAGCGAGCACCGCCGACTGGGTGACGTCCCGACCGAACCCCAACCCGTACTCGACGGTCACCTTGGCCGCCAGGTCGATGTCTTTGCGCCGGAACTCCAACTGGAACTGCTGGTTGCGCATCGTGCCGGCCACGGTGCGCTCGGGACCCTCGACGGCGTCCAAAGCGAACGCCACCCGCTGCGCCTGGGCGGCCATCCGCTCGAACAGGGTGTGATGGGTGGCGATCACGGCGTTCTGCACGCCCAGAGTGCTCTCCACGAACTTCGAGGACGCCTGGGACTGCTGCACGTCGCCGGGCCGGTTCTTCGGCCAGCGGGCCCCGACGTGCACGGCGTCCAACAACCTCTGCGTCTCCTCGAAGAAGCTGAACCCGACACTGGCCGGCGGCAGGCGGAACGCCTTGCCGTTGGGGCCGAGCTCGATCACGGCGTCAGGGCCCATCGGAATGTCGCCGATCGGATCGACGACAACGAGCTCGTTGTACACCGCCTGATGGGCGTGCTCCATCGCCGCGGCGACGAGGCGGATGTGGGCGTGGAGCACCGGGATCACCTGGTCGTACTGGCCCCTCGGGTAGCCGTCGAGGCTGGGGATCTGCCCGTAGATGCCGCGGCACATCTTCGCTGCGTTCGGGTAGTCGTCGACGATCACCGACACCCACTTGGCCTGCCCGTACATCGCCCTCGAGATGTCACCGCCGGTAGGGATCGTCGCCGCGTCGTACGACACGCCGACGGTCACCCGCTCGCAGTCCGAGTACTCGATGAGCGTGATCCCGTGGTTGTCGAAATGCTCCCACTCCCACTCCTGCTCCATGCAGTGGGCGAAGAACACGTCGCGGTAGTGCTCGGGGAGCTGGCTCAGGTACATCTCCCGGGCGAAGAACACCCGGTCGGCCACCCCGAGCGTGCCGATGTCAGGCTCGGGGTAGCACGACATCGGGTCACGCCACTCCAGACGGCTGCCCGAACGCCCGTAGGGGCCGTCGTTGACCACGTTCCAGCAGGCGAACCCGTAGGCCCCGGCGCCGATCGACGAGCTCTGGAAGAACAGCTTGCCGCCGGCCTTGTCCAAGTAGCTGGCGCCGAGCTGCTCCATCTTCGCCGCACACTTCTTGGAGCGCTCACTGCTCGGATCAGACGGCGCCACCCTCACCGTCGGGATCATCGCCGCGGCCGCCGCGGTGTCCTCCAAACCGACCTGGATGATGTTCGGGCTCTTCGACCACAACTGCCGGTCGTCGGCGTCGACCACCGACCAGTCGCCCCTGACCACCCGGGCGATCAGGTCCATCCGCTCGTCACGCTCGATCTGACGCTCCACGAACCGCTGCCACAACCGGGTGAACTGTTGGGGATCCCACGCCTCCAGGCCGGAGTACTCGTCGAACACACCTGACCCGTAGATGCTTCTCACTTGCCCACCTCCTTGACCGCCTCCTGCCCGACCAGCCACCAGTAGCCGCCGAGGAACTCACGGATCGGCTGGCTCACCGTCCCCGTCGCCGTCGGCACCTGGACATAGGCCGGCACCACCCCGTACACCACCCGGTCGTGCCCGGTCACCACGGCGATCACCACCTCACCGACACCACAAGCGGCGACAGCCTCAGCCCTCGACCCGCACTCAAGGGCCCGCACCGAACATCCCCTCCAACTCGACCTGCGACACATCCATGTTGGCCAGACGGCGCGGCACCGGCGTCGTGTGCGTGAACCCGAAATCGGCCGCCGTCGGCGAGCGCTCCCCACCCTTGGAATGCACCCGACGCCTGCGGGCCAGATGGGCCGGGATCGGCTCGGCGTGCTGGCGGACCCCGAACTTTCTCGCCAACCCCCGCTCGAACTGCAACCGGCAGCCCGTCTCGGCGATCCAATACGCCATCATCAGATCGGTCGGCGCCCCCTCCATCGGGAAACGCATCAACTGCTCCTCCAGCTCCCCCACCCGGCGCCTCGTCTCACGGTCCCCCCACGGCAGCGAGACCATGCCGTTGTGGAACGACGTCGACATCGTCTCGATCCCCCAGAACGGATCCCACTTGCCGGCGATCCCCGACTTGGCGTTCGTGTTGTGCCGGTCCATCCGGGCCCCGCACGCCGTGATGTGGTTGCGGTACTCCGCCGTCTCGAAGATCTGGGACTGCAAGGCGACCGTCTCATACCGCACACTGGCCACCCGGTAGCGGGCCGTCCAGTCGAAGATCTGGGCCTGCATCTGAGGCTGGGACATGGAGCGGACGTTGACCAGGTCGATCAGATAGCGCATCCCCGACGCCCGGTCGATCCCCAACAACACCATCGCCGTGAAGCCGGCCTGCTTGCCGTGACCGGCCGGGTCCACACCCAACACGACCGCCAGGTTCAACCCCCGCGGCAACTGCCCCAGGATCCTCGACTCATCGTGCGCCCGGTCCACATGGTCCTTGGTGAAAGACGCCCCCTCGGCCATCACATCAGAGTTCTGATACATCAGCTCGAACAGCTCGGCCGTGGTCCGTCCCTTGCGGCGCATCGCCTCGGCGAAGTCGATGTGGTCGGGCCACAACGTCGTCTCATCCTCATAGCTCAAAATGCACGGATGTCTGAGCACCGTGTAGTCACTGAGCTCCAACAGCCTCGAGTAGACGTCGGCCGGCGCCACCCTCGTCCCCACGACGTGCAGCCGGCCGTTGCCCCCGACACGGGAGTCCAGAGTGCTCGTCACCTTCTTGAACATCTTGGACACCTTGTCCGGCGTGTCGTTGTTGTCGACGTCGGCGATGTCGTCGCAGATGATCCGGTGGATGCGGCGCCCGTAGATCTTCGAAGCGATCCCGAACGCCCGCATCGTCGGCTCCTTCTCGGCACTTCTTCTGGACGCCACCTCGAACTGCTTCTGCGTCCACGACCCCTCGCCACGGAACGGACCGGCATCGGCGATCAGATTGCGGGCACTGCCCTCGTACACCTCGGGGTTCTCCAAGAACATCTGGATCTGGCCGACGATGTCCTTGGCCAGATCCTCCCCAGCCGAGATCACCGCCATCTGGATGTTCGGGTTGCGGGCGATGTCGAACAGGCTGGTGAACACCGTGCCGTTCGTCGTCTTGGAATGCTCCGGAGGGACGTTGACCAACAACCTCTTCTCCGCCGGATCGGTCATCCTCGACATGATCTCGTCGTGGAACGCCGGGATCTCATGACGCACCGGCTCCCCCTCCAACGTGAGACAGTTCCAGCACTTGAGACCGCCGAAATACGTGCGCACGAACGTGCCGATGTCTTTGGGCAGCCGACGGTGCTCGTTCAACCCCAGCACCGGGGCCAGACCGGCATTCGCCCTGACGATGTCCTTGTTGACCTCCCGGGCCCGCTCTTCGGCCACCGCCAGCTCGGCACGGACCCCCTTGAGCTTCACGCAGATCGTCGACGGATGAATCCCGTAGTAGCGGGCCGCCTCGGCCTGACCCCACCCGTCGTCGAGCACCTTGGCGATCGCCGCCTGCACCCGCCGCGTCGGCGACCAGCCTTTCGTGTTGTTCGCCTGATACCGCTTCGACAGCGTCGAACGAGGCCTCGCACCCGGGGCAAGGCCGACCTTCCCCGCCCTGGTGAGCTCACGAGCCACGAACCAGGACTGTACAGCCTGTGTGGTCTGAGACCGGAGATACCCGTACTCAACCACTTCTCAAAGCGAAGACAGAAGCTTCCGCCCCCCTCCACCCCCCGGGAACTTGCCCGGAGGGCGTCAGACGGGGGCTCGCCTGTCAAAGCGCGGGTGTTAGGACTCTGGAGATGTTTGTAGGGTCCCCCCGCCCCTAGAAAACTTTTTCAATCTCCCCTTAAGGGGTACAAAGAACCGTACTCCCTTCAAAAAGAGAAGAACTCCTGGTCAGAACCCCAAAAAAATGCGGCTCTTTGCAGTTCGGGACCCCAAAAACGACCCCGGCGAGGTTCTGTGAGGTGTTCAACCCGACGAAACGGCTGTGGACAACTTTGAGGTGCGCCGCTGGTCCCGCCATTGGCCGAGTTTTGTCGGCCACCTTCCACGTAGTGGATCGACGCTCATAAATGGACCCCCATCGACCCTCGAGCGCTCGGCGACGTCTCCCCTGGTGGCGCTCGAGCCCGGATCGGAGCGAGCGCCAGCGTGGTGCACGATCCACGACATGGGGCACTGTCGCTGTCGACCCCGCCCCGCCCCTGATCTACATAGATTCGGGGCGCTCGAGCTCGTCGCCGATCGTTACTAATGGCTAACGAGTGTCCCATTGAGTGAGACGATGGGGCCTAGTGGCCAGGGTGCTCGAGGCTACGTCAGGGTGGTGCTAAGCGATGGCTTAGCACTAACGGACGATCATCGTCCGTAACTGCTAAGGGATATCTATACACCTCATGACGCATAGTGTGTAGATATCCCTTGACAGGGTATGGTTCGGTATGGTAGGGTGGGGTCCGTGAGCACCTATACCACCACCACTGCCAACCTTGTCGCCGGTGACGTTCTCGACTGGGACGGATCGTCGACGTACGTCGACCACGTCCGCAGTGTCGAATGGCCGACACCGCCGGCGGTCGTCGCCAAGGTGAACGTCTATCGCAAGTACGACGACGGTCGCATCGTGTGGACGTTCTTCTGGTCGGGGATCGACGCCGTGCACAGCGTCGCCTATTCGGTCTGACCGCGTCGTCGGCGCCTAGTGGCGCTCTGCTCACGTGCGATCCGTGGGGCCGACACTGCCATCCGTCCGGATGGCTGCTACTGGGAAGGGATTCCATCATGACCACATATTCCGACTACTTCGTCACGGGCACCCGTGACGACGGTACGTCGTTCGTCTCACTGCGTGACGACCGGCCCGACTGGCTACAGCAGGCGGTGTACGACGCGCATGACGACGAGATGCCGAACGACTGGCGCTATGCGATGTGCGAGCGCATCGTCTCGGCGATCGACGATGGCGTTACCGGCGTCGACGAGCTGGTCGACAGTCTGGTCGACACGTGGACGGCCGACCGTCTCGCATGGTTGTCAGACAACATCGGCCGAGTGTCCTACGTGGACGATGCGATCGATGACGGTCTCGTCGACTGTTCGGCCGGTCTGGTCGCCATGATCGGCGTAGGCCAGTACGTGACCATCTCCCAGATGGTCGACGTCATCGTTTCGGCGATCGACGATGCGGAGCATGACCCCACGGGCGACGTCGACGACGAGGACGACGAGGTGACGTCATGATTCTGCTCACCTCTGCCAACGTTCCCGAGTCGTGGTTCACGCCGGATCCACCCGCGAACGGACGTCGGCGCACAACGTTCCGTGCCCGTGGCTACTACTACGGGCAGGGATGGCGGACGCAACACTGGGCGACGCTCGCATCCGGTCATCGCATCTGCGTTCGTTGCACGTTCGGCACTGGTCACGTGACCGGTCGGATGGTTCGGCGATGAACGCTCGCACACTCCACCCGGGCACGGTCGTCACCGTGCCCGGGCTTGGCCCGGTCACAGTCGTAACGGTCAGCCGACGCTATTTCGTCGGCGTGACCGCTGACGGCACCATTGTCGCCGAGACAGGTATCGGCATCGCCACCCTCGAGCGTCTGGGGTCTACGCCGTGAGCAGTCTGCTCACGGCGTACGCCGAAGCAGCAGAGGCGTACGTGGCGGCTGAAGCACGGGTGAAACGTGCGGCCGATGCTCGAGCGCTGGCGGTCTGGGCTCTGGCTCGTGACGGGTGGTCGCTACGGCGCATCGGCGACGAGCTGGGGGTGACACGTGCCCGTGTCGCCCAGCTCATCGGCCGTGCTCGAGCGCTGCCCGACGTGGTGCTCAGCGATGGGTTAGCACCTGTCGGTGCGGTGCGGCCGTGGCCATGGCAGATCGCTGCGGCCCGCGATGCTCTGCCCGGGTTGCGTAGGCGTGTACGTGACGAGGCGGCGGCCGCCCGGGCCGACTCGTTGCGCATTCTGGGCAACGCCGATGCGCTCAGCGTCACCCGTCCTACCGACCGTGCCATCGGCGAATGGGACTGGACACGCGGGCTCATGCCGGCGGAGCTGGACAGGTTGGGCCGGGTTCGTGAGCTCGGCGACGGCACAGGTTCGTGGTGGTCGTCATCGGTCGGCAACAGGGTGGACGACGTCGCCGAGCGATTGCGGGCGGCGATGCCGGCATTCCACAATCTCGGCGTAGACGAGTTGATGGGCCGTGTGTGGCTCTACCACACTCGCATCGTCGATGCCGGCAGTCTGGTCGCTCGAGGCAAGCTGCCGGTAGCTAAGCGCTACAGCGGTGCTGTCGACGTGGCCAACCTGGCGCCGATGGTGACCGCCGACGGCTACTCCGTGCAAGCGCTGCTCGGCGACGACGATTCGGCAGTCCGCCACATCGCGGCCGTGGACGCTGTTCGTGATGCCGACGAGGCGTATCGGATGCTCGGCGACACTGTGATGTGCCAGCACGGTCCGGCACCGTGGCGGATGTCTGCCGAGTCGTACACGGCCGAGCTTCTGTCCATCGCGGCGATGCTCGACGGCACCGACGAGATGTCCGGTAGCGAAGCAGATGTGCGGGCACGGCGTGACGAGCTCGTGCCCAAACTGCTCGATGCCGGCCAGGACTGGCCCACGTTGCACGCCGTCATTGTCGACACTGCCCGTACGGCAGGTGTGGCGTGAGCGGCGGGCAGGGTGCGTTCGATCTCTGGGACGACGTGCCGCTGACGTTAGCCGACGACCCCGAGCTCGACTTGAAGGATCTGCTCACAGTGCGGCCGATCGGCCGGCAGGAACCAACCGACACAGACAAGGGAGAACAGGGATCATGACTGGTATCACTCACGAGCAAGCCGCGATGTCAGTGTGGCGTTCGGGATTCTTCAAGGATCCGAACAAGGTACGGCAAGCCGCGAAAGAGAATATGCGCCGGCTCATCGCCAGCGATCTGGTGGGGATGTTCGTTCAGAGCGATCCCGACTTTGACCGTGACGCATTCTTGAAGGCTTGCGGAATCTAGCCTGCCAACTCAGTGAGTGCCCCGGTCGTCGGCCGGGGCACTTGCGCGTACGGCCCGACCCCTGATCGCCAACTGTTGAATGCGGCTGGCGGTGACGTCGAGCTCGGCGGCCAGGGTGCGCACAGTCCATCCGTCGTCGAGCGCCTCGGCGATGGCCAGCGCTTTGGCGTCGGCGGCGATCGTGACGTCCATCTCGGCGTTGTGGTAGCGCACCACGGCCCGCCGGTAGCGCTCGAGGTGCTGTTCGGGTGCAGTCATCGCTTGACAGCCTAGAACACGGGGAAGTCGCCGAGCTCGGTGCTCTCGGTCTCGGGATGTGCTGGCACGGCGTCGCCGTTTCCGTCGTTGCCAGTGCTGTCAGCCTGCGGATCTGCCGGCACGGCGTCGGAGCGTTTCGTCAGACTGTAGACCGACACGTTGCGCCGGTCCTTGGGGAGCTCGACCAGGTGCAGCCCGCCGTCACCGTAGTAACGGCCGATCCGCTTGCGCAGGGCGATGCCCAAGCGGCGGGAGAAGCCCGGGTGCTCCCAGTAGCCCGACAGGTCCTCGGGGATCGTGTCTTTCAACATGGCGCCGGCGCTCGAGCCTGACCCCATCGCCCCGATGAGCTGGGCGACGGTCATCGGATCCTCCCCGTACTGGTCGTGCCACACCTCCAAGAACCCCTGCCATTGTCGGGATTCGTGGTCGGCGGCGGCGTGGAACTCGGCGAGGTTGCCCAAGAACCCGCCGATGCCGGCGTGGTCGAGGATGCCGCCGACGATGCGCACCCATGTCGTGTAGCCGCCCATCGCCGCGATGTCGGCGGCCAGTGGACGGCCGGCCACCCACCACGACCGCACGATGGTGCACAGCGCACCGAGCAGCCGACCGCGCTGGTCTGCTACCCACCCCTCGAGCGGGTCATGCCTCCACCCGTTGCGTTCGTACGGCCGGGCCTGTTTGGCGTCGATGCGCACCCGGTAGCAGCGCCGTGCCAGGTCGCCGCCGACGTCGATGTTGTTGCCCGTGGCCATCCACGTCGCCCGGTTGTTGACGTTGACCATCTCGGAGCGTCCGAGCATCCGTCCCTGCCAGGTGTCGGCGGTGAGCACGGCGGCCAGGGTGGACGAGCGGATCATGTGCTCGACGTTGTCGAACACGACGGTGGTCTGACCGGCCATGAGGGCGGCGGTGACCTTCTTTTCGAGTTCCTCGTCGGTCGCCGGCCACGACATCAGCCCCGAGATGCGCCCCGTGGCCAGGATCGTGGCGACAGAGACCAACAAGCCTTTGCCGGTGCCGGCGTCGGGGGCGTCGATCAGGCACATCGGCACCTGATTGACGATGGCCCGCACCAGCGGTGTGAGCAGCAGCCCCCACATGTTGGCCCGGTCCGCTGTCGTCTCCCAGGGGAAGTCGCAGAGCATCTCGTCGACCGCCTCGACGGCGGCGGCCAGCTCGATCAGGCTGGGCGACTGGGGGATCGTCGGGTAGGTGACACCGGGTGTGTGCCAGTGGTACAGGCGGGTCGCCGGGTCGTAGCCGTGGGCGAGGTGGAACATGCCGTCGGGTCTGAGCACGGGCAGCTCGACCACGCCGATCAGGGTGGGCAGATTCCAGGTGGTGGTGGCCAGCACACCGGAGCACACCTCGAGCGGCGGGAAGATGGCGAGGTGCGAACCATCCTTGAGGGCCCGCCACCATGTGGCCGATTCGGCGAGGGTGAGGCGGACGTGGTCGAGGCGCATGGCTTCGATCAGCGGCCGGCCGATCTCGTCGGATCTGAGGCGGACCAACTGCCCGCCCCGTACGAACAGCACGGGCGGCTGATTGGCCGCTACGAGGGCGCTACAGGCTTCCACCACGACGTCGTCGAGCTGTCGGGCGTTGTGGATGATGCTCGGGCGTAGACGGGCGTCTGGCGGTCCGTCGAACCCGTCGGATGCGGTCACGGTCCGGCATCCCATAGCGTGAGTTGGTCATCGCTGGGAAGTGTCACGGCGTCAGGCATGTCGTTCGGGAGCATCTGGAATGCGAACAACCCGCCTTTGGTCATGCCGACGTGACGGAACCCGGCCATGCGGTAGCAGTAGCCAGGATCACGCTTTGGACGGGTCTTGCCGGCGTCGACAAAAGAGATCATCCCCAGTTCTGGCACGTCGGGCCAGCGGCCCCGAGTGAGGGCAACGGCCTCAAGGATCAGCTCCGACGAGAGCCGGTCCGATTCGTTGCGGAACAGGCTGTTGACCCAGGCTCCACCCCAGGCGTGACGCACGTACTCGGCGAAAGGCCACGACGTGGTCCACAGGGCGTCGTCATCGTGTCGTAAAACGAAGCTGCGGCCAGGTGGCACGAACTGCGGTGAGCCAACCTTGCGTCGGTTGTAGTGGCGGTCGGCGATGAGACACGACCGAGGGTCGAACTTGTGTGAAACGGTCCACCAACCGTCGGTCATGCACGGGACGGTAGTCATGCGGCCCGTTCCCATCGGGTGACACGGCGCAGCGCCTCGTCGGCCTGACGCATCGTGATCAGCCCACAGTCGACGGCGCGGCGGAGGCGTTCCCCGTAGAAGGTGATCGCCCCGTCACCACGTCTCGGGATGCCCCGGGTGGCGTCCCAGATCTTCTGGTCGGCCGGTGACATCTGGTAGTAGCGGCCGTCTCGTGGTTGGGCCCAGTCGGGCCAGAGCAGGGCGTGGCGTTGGTCCTCGAGCAGGCGGGCGTTGCCCTCGGCGCACCAACGACACTCGTCCATCTCGTCGTGGGTCCACGTCGCCCCGCACATGGCACAGCACTCGTAGGTGGCGTCGTACGCCTTGATGGCGGCGGCGAGGAGGTCGAGCCTCACCCGGTCGCCTCCCGCCACATGGTGCAGAACTGCGGCACCGTCATCACGGCGATCCAGCCGAGCCGGGGCCGTTTGACGAAAGCGACGGCGAACGAGTTGTACGTGTTGGCGTGCTCCCGTTCGAGGTCTCGCAGGGCGTTGGAGATCGCCCGGGCAGTGTCCTGGTACGCCTTGACTTCGACGGTGGTGTTCATCAGCCCGTCGATGTCACCCTCGTCGTCGAAGCGGCCGGCGCCGAGCTTGCGGCGCACCCGGACGCCGAGCTCGAGGGCCAACAGCTTGGCGATCTCGAGCTCGGCGTTGTCCCCCTTGCGCTTTGACGAGGTGGTCACCGCTCAGAACGGTGCTTCATCGTCGTCGTAGGCGCTCGACCCGGCGGCGGCGTGCTCGGTGTCCGGTCCCGAGACTGGCTCGGCTTTCCACGGCGCCGAGTCCCACAGTTCGTCGGCCATGTCGGCCCACTGCTTCTCGGAGTCCATATCCGCCCGTCGCACGGTGATGTCGATGTCCTTGGCCAGGTTGATGTTGCCGCCCTGTTTGCGCAGCATCGAGATCGCCCGGTCGGCTTCCTCCTCGGTGCGCAGCACGATGCGCCCGGCCTCGACGGTGAACCCGGCCTTGACGGCACCCTCGGGGTTCTTGGTCTCCTTCGACCAGCCGGCCAGGGTGATCGTGTACACGTCCGATGACGCCTCCCGACCCTTGCGCACCCCGTAGTTGCCGAGGGCGGGCAGACCTTTGCGGGCTTCGATCACGTTGTGCCACTTGAACCCGGCGAAGCTGAACCTGACCACGTCTCCCTCGGCGACGTCGCCGTAGCCGTCGTCGGCGGTGCCGGTCTTCGCTGTCGTGCCGGGCATGGCGACGAACCAGTTCACCTCTTCGAGCAGCGGCACCCGCTCCAGGTCGGGGCCGGGCTGGTCCTTCCACTTGGGGTCGCCGGACTCGTAGTCCCGTTGCTGTTTGCGTTGCGCTCCGCCCCAGGCGCCGATGAGGGTGTCGCCGAGGTTGACGAGTTTGGCGAACGGGGCGCCGGTGGTCTCTTGAGCCTGTCGTGGCATGGTGGTTCTCCTGGTGTCGTGCCCCTCGGGGCTTGGGTGAGATCTAGACGGTGACGAGCTGGTCGACGAGCAGGGCGAACCGGGCGGCGCCGGCGGCGTCGAGCGAGCCGAGGGCGTGGCCGGCGGTGACGTTGGCGAAGAGCACGGCGTCGTCGCCGGTGACGTCGTGGACCAGGTTGCGCAGCACCTCGTCGGCCTGGTCGGGGTCCTTCACGGCGTAGTGGGCGAGGTTGATCAACCCCCGGTAGAGCTCGTAGCGGCGCACGGTGCGGTGCTCCTGGATGCGGAAGTCGACCCCGGCGGTGTTGGCCGCCTTGACCACCGACCGGGCCCACAGGTCGGCGTCGGGTGACAGGTCGGCCCAGCGGTTCTGCAACGGGGCGATATCGATCAGCGACACCGGGCCACCCTCGGGGTCAACCGTGTCCCGTTTGCGATGGCTGTCGGCATTGGGGCAGGTGGCGAAGTGCGAGACGTAATACTGCTGGTCGAAGTCGGTGGCGTCGCCCGGTTCATGCACGTAAGCGATGCCGTCTTGCACCAGTAGGTTGCCGTTGGGGCGCGGCTCGGGATCGAGCGGGATGCGTTTACCGGCCTCGGTCTTCGCCCAGCGGATCGGCGCTCCGCACGACTTGCACCAGACGCCGTTGTTGCGCTCGGCGTCGTCGGCCATGCGCTGGCGGGCCTGGTCGACGAAGGTGGGCAGGTTCTCCAACCGGTCGAGCTCGGCGGCGATCGCTGTGAGGTCGTCGGGCGGGATGTTGAGGTCGCGGAACGCCTTGCGGTCCCATTCGGGCAGCGCCCGGTAGCGCAGGCGTAGGGCGTCGACATCGAGCTCACCCCCCGTCGAGGCGGGATCAACCTCAACGGGGGGCACCGGCGCGGCCGCAGGAACCGGCGGGGTCTCCTGGTCCTGCGCTGGTTCCTCCGACGGGGAAGTGCCGGAGGTGACTGGTGGTAACACTAAGACCGACACCGTCAGGTCCTCGGTCGGGATCGAGAACACGTCACGCCGTTTCTCCCAGTCCCGGGCGGCGACGCACAGGTCGCCGGCGTAGCGGCCGGCCTCCAAGTCGACGAGCACCAGCCGGCATTTGGCTTCGCCGTCGAGGGCTGATAGGACGTCGAGGTGGGCGATGATGCCGTATTGCTGGTCGATCACGATGTGACCTCTGATTGCCGTCGACGGTTGTAATTCCGTTGCCATTCACGCTTGGCGGCACGACACAGGTCGCATCGACAGCCATTGTGATATGTGCTCACGTATCCGTGCGATTTACCGACACCATGTGCTCCGCCTCTTTTCTTTGGGGGTGGAGGCACAAGACGTCGCCCCGTGCCACCGCAATGCGGGCATGGCTCGGTACCGCTCACGACGCCAGCACCTCCTCCCACGTCGACCGGGTATCGGTGTCGGGGTCGTACGGGACGGACTGGGCGTAGGAGGCGAGCTGCACGGCGTAGCCGTGCCAGTAGGACACGAACCCGGAGTCGTCGAGGCGCAGTTTGCCGGTCTTGATGTCCAGGATGCCAACCCAGCCGGCGGGCAGGGTGACGGTCTCGGCGGTGGCGGTGACGAAGAAGAGCGGCCTGGTGAGCCGACAGATCCGGTCGAGGGTGCCGGCCTGGCGCCAGCGGTCGTCGACGCACGTGGCTTCGGTGGCGAGGATCTCGATGCCGAACTCGCCGAGCATCTTGGCCCAGGCGGCGACGAGGGCGTACTGCACGTCATCGGACAGTCCGAGTTGTTCACCTCGGGTGATGCGTTCGATCGGGTCGCCGGCGGTGTCGTGGTCCTCGGTGAGCCCGTGGGTGTGGGTGCCCCGGTCGGCGGCGAGGGCGGCCTGGGCGACGTTCTTGGCCTTGACGGCGATGCCGTCGAGGATGTCCCGGGCTTCGGGATCGTCGAGGTTGATCTGCTCGGACGGCAGGGCACCGAGATCAACGAACGGATCCTCGTGCGTCATGTCGGCGAGGAACAGCCCGAGCCCGACAGCCCGCTCGGCGTGCTTCATCAGGTTGGTCATGTTCTCGACCTGCTTGCCCAGAGCCGACGGCCGCCCGTAGGGGACCATCTTGGGGCAGGGGCCGAGCAGGCGTTGCAGGTCGGCCACCTTGGCGCCGGCCGGCACCGGGATACCCCGGGCGTTGCACAACACGATGAGCGACGCCTTGTTCCCCGGCCACCCGCCTTTGCGGGTTTCGGTGGGGTGGGCGACCCAGGGCGCCCCCGACCCCGGGTGACGGGCGAACTGGCCAGGCAAACGCTCAGCCGGCGGCTCGTCCCAAGGGTCGGGGGCGGCGTTGGGCACTATTCCACGCCCTCGAAGGTGTCGATCCAAGCGTCCCAGTCGAATGATTCGTCGTGGTCGTCGATCGGTGGTTCCGGTCCGATCACGATCCCCCTGTTATCGTACACCAGTTCGGGCGAAGAATCTTTGACTGGTTGATGGTCAGCGAGAAAGTTGCGGGCCCACAACTGGCCGGCTTCGGTGCCGTGCCAAATCTGTTCTATGCTGTTCCGACGACTGGGAGAAGTCGACCGTCGACACGCCCCTGTCTTGAAGATCAACTGCTTGCCGCCTGCCTGCGCAAAGATCCGGGCAATGTCGTTGTGATGCCCTTTCGGAACGTTGTCAGAATCGTGGGTCAGGGTGCCATCGAGGGTGACGTCACTCGCCGAGAAGTCGACATCGTCGAGGATCAAGCAGGCAAGTTGTGTCCATAGACGAGCTTGTGCGGGGGTTACTTTCATGGCCGTACCTCGTTTCTTTTGACCACCTCGTCGAGCTGCCTGCCCCGGAGATAGGTCATCGGCCGCCGAGGTCGCACCTCCGGCCAGCAGTCAGCCATGAACACGTAGACGCTGAAAACAACGCCAAGAACGATGAACGCCAACAGCAACATCAGCGTGTCGCCGGAAGTGTGGGTGTCGCCGGCGGGAACGGACCTTCGGGTGAGTCACACGCCGCGGTGGCCGGCGGGTAGGTCACCGTGGTCGTCGCCGTCGGGTTGATCGTGGCGACCACGGTGAGCCCCTGCCTGAGCACGGCGTCGCTCTCGTCGACCACCCAGAAGCCGTCGTCGTTCAGCAGCCATCCGGGCCAGTCGGTGGCGTTGCCGGCGGCGTCGACGGTGGCGCCCGGGTAGAGCAACCTGACTGTCGCCCCGGCCTCGTACACCAGTTCGGTGGAAGAAATGAAGGTGCCGTTGACGTCGAAGAACGAGATCGTGCCGGTGAGTCCGTTGAGCTCGGGCTGGTTGCCGAAGGTGATGTCGACGAACGGGACGTCCCTCGAGCAGACGACCGACGCCGCGCCGATGTCGAGGACGTCAGGCAGCGTCGTCGTCGACGTGGTGGACGTGGTCGACGAGGTTGCGGGCGGCGTCGTAGACGAAGCAGGACTGGTCGTTGAGGTACTTCTCGTGGTCGTCGAGGGCGGTGACGAGCTGGTCGTAGTCGACGCGGCGGATGTAGACGTGGTCGTGGGGGTCGAGGTCGAGGTGGTAGCGGGGGACGTCGTCGATGGTGGGGATGTTGGAGGAAGTGTGGGCGGGAGGGTCGTTGAGGAAGTACTTGATGTCGTCACCTCGGTCGTGGTGGTGGTGGTGGGCAGGGTGTTGGGGTTGGTGCCGCAGGGCTCGAGCGGACACTGGGGCAGCGTGGTGGTGGGTGCGGTTGTAGTGGTTGCGGCCGTGGTGGTGGTGTACGCCGGATGGGTGGTGGTGGTGGTGCCGTACCCGCCGGCGGCCACGGCAAAAGGGACGGCGACCGCGGCGACGAGGGCGGCGGGGATGAGCAGCCGGCGGATCACGACGGCGACCGCAGCCCACGGATCGACGGGTGCCGGGCCCGAGAGCACCACAGCGCACGGTCACGCTGGATGCCGTGCGGCGGCGTCCAATCCACCTCGCACTCGCACTCGTCGAGCAGGTAGCCGCAGGTCGGGCACTCCTGGGCGAACGCCGGGGCAGCACCGAAATGGTCGTCTGGTCGCATGATCCCTCCCATGGACCCATCCTCTCACGAGGGTGTGTCTTGAGTATGGGATACTATGCGTTCAAGGCAAGGGTGTCAAGCGGCGGCGTGACCGAGGGCGACGAGCCACCGGTTCACCTCTACGTCGCTCGCCCGACCCGGCAGCGCTCGGATCCTGGCCAGGTCAACGTGGGGAAACTCGGCTTGCAGCCGCTCGAGGATCGTCGGTTCGTCATCGATTCGACCGGATCCAGCGACAGTCATCTTGAGTCCCTTCCCCAGTACGGCGACAACCAGGAACAAGAATGACGGTACCATATTGAACCCTACTCTCCAAGTACGATGTTCGGGGAATGAACACCAGTTGCACTCGATGCGGTGGGCCCCAACAACCTGCTCGCATGTTCTGTCCGGGATGCGGTCTGATCCAGGACCGCTCGACGCTCGGGATGAGGATCTCGACCGACGAGACACGGGGCCGGGCGCTCGAAGACCTCGACCGTCAGGTCGGGTTGTACGACTCGGATGATCTGGCCGAGGCGAAGGCGAGGGAGTTCTCCGACGCCTGACCTGGTCGGTCCGAGCGCTCTCTTGATCCCGATTGGCACACTTTTCACCCTCGCAACGTGATCCGCAAGAGTCCGGGACGAATATTCCTCTGGAACATTCGAACCATCTCACACCCGATTGGAATTCTTTGGTATCAACTGCGAGCAGGTTTGCGATGGTGACAACGCTCAGCGATGGGTTCACAATGTCCGGTGACGAACGTGGTCGAGCGGAAGGGGCTTCCATACTGTTGGACGACGTGGCGGAGAACCTTGCCGAGGAAGTCGCTCGAGCCGCCGGTGAGATGACCAACACCGCCCTCGCCAAGCTCGCCGGCATCTCGACCCGCACGTTGCGTGACATCCTTGACAAGACGACGACCCGTCGGTTCGGACGGTCCACACTGAGCAAGCTCGATGTGGCGTTCGGCTGGTCGTCGGGCCGGGCCCTGCACCTCCACCAGTCCCGGACGCTCGACACCGTCGACGACCGCCTGACGATGCTCGTTGCCGACGTCGCCACACTCACCCAGCGTGTCGACGTCTTGGAGCGCCGTCCCGACTGGGAGGTCGAGTTGATCGACGCCTGCGAACCGCTCAGTCCTGGCGATCGAGCGACCGTACTGGCCTTGGCTCGCCGCCTCAGAAATTCACCGAAGGAATACTAGACAGAACCACAGTCTGGCTGTATGGTAAGTCTGGTGCTGCAAACTACAGAGCAGTAACACCCCAGGTCAGAGGCAGGAAAAGAGAGGTCATGCCCGTTCGCAGACTGAATCCCGAGCAGGTCGAAGAGCTGCGCCAGGGTGACATCGAACTGATGAGAGACAAGATCATCCGACGGCGTGACGACAACGGGAACGTGCTCACCATCACCACCATCGAGCAGCTCGCCGCCTGGAAGGGCATCAAGCCGGCCCGCTACCACGAGTTGAAGCGCACCGGCTGGAAGCTCAAGCGAGGCGTGCCCGCAGCAGAACCGGTGGAGACGGTGCCGGCCGACGTGTTCAACCGACACTACGAGATGACCCGAGAGTCGGCGGTGAAGGACGGCATCCACATCAAGGAGCTGGAGACCGAGAACCTGCAACTCAAGGTCCGTGCCTCCCAGCTCGAAGACCAGGTCGCCGAGCTCGAGGACAGGGTGAGGGAGTTGTTGAAGCTGGTGGTGACGCAATGACTGTCATCGCCTTGCCCTCGGGCCACGACTACCTGGCCGCCGCCCTGCTACGGGACCTCGGCTTCGTCCGGGTGCACGTCGACGAGCCGATCCGCCGACTGGCGTTGAAGATCGACCCGTTCGTCGAGGCCGGGGTGGTGCTGGCCAACATGGGCCGCTCCCCCCGCCTGTCGTCACGGCTGGAGTCGAACAAGGGTGACTGGCGGGCGGCGCAGCAGCGGGCGCCGGAGATCACCCGGATCCTCGACGTGCTGCGGGAGAACGTGCAGCCCCCCCACGAGCTCGACGGCGATGTCGTCATCGTCGGGGTCGACTCGGCCAAGGAGCACGAGTACTTGGAGCGGGCGTTCGACGGCGAGGTGTCGACGGTGGCGGTCGCCGGTCGGGACAACTGGCACGACTACGAACCCGACCATCTGATCGCCGAGGGTCCGGTGGTGGAGCAGGAGATGGGGATCGTCGACTTCGCCCGTTCGCTGATGGGTGTCGGCAAGCCGGTGACGGTGGCGGCGGGGCCGAGCCGGCGGGCGGCGGCCGAGGCGCTCCTCGACGACGACGACGAGCCCGACCCGTTCTAGTTCACGACCGGGGTTTCCGCCTTCCCCCGTCGCAGAGGCGGCGAGCCAGTGTTGCCAGCACTGGCTTGTCGTCGCCCAAATTCACTGTTGCCAACCAACAATCGTGTGCGGTAGTGTCTTGTTCAGTAAGCGACCCCCGACCGGTAGTCAGGACCGGCCGGGGGCCTAGATCACCAACCTGACTAGGAGATTGATGACCATGAGCTACGAAGCTATCCAGTGGATCCAGGCGGAATCCCTCTTTATCGACTGGGAAGTCCCCTACGAACTCGTCGGTGACCTGCCCCTCGAGTCGATCAAGACCGAGCAGTACAGCCAGGTCCGCCTCGAAAAGCACCGGGCCCCGGCCGACAACGTCGAGCGGTACACACTGATGATGCGCAACGGCGCCAAGTTCCCACCGATCGTCGTGGCGGCCAATGACAAATCCGTCATCGACGGCAACACCCGTATCGCCGCCGCCCGTCGACTCGACTACGAGACGATCGCCGCCTACGTCGTCAAGCCGGCCTACGCCTCGACCGCCCGGCGCATCGGCGCCGCCCTCAACCAGTTGAGTGGGGCGACGCTGACCGACGAGGAGTTGCAAGCGGTCGCCCGTGACTTCCTCGAGGACCAGGTGCCCGACACCGAGATCGCCCGCCGGCTCGGCCGAACCCCGGAGTGGGCCCGCAAGTTCCGTCGCCGTGAAGAGTTCACCACCAGGGCCGGATCGCACCCCAACTTCAAGTCGATCCCCAAAGCGGCGGCCGAGAAGCTGGTCGACATCCCGCTTGACGCCCCGCTGCTCAAGGTGCTCGACCAGGCCGACAAGGTGAAGATCGACCGGGGCTGGGCGACCAAGCTGGCCGACGCGGCGACGTCACAGCGTTCCGAGGCGGCGTCGGTCCAAGCCGTCGAGGCGGTGCTCGCTGAGATCGCCCCGGTGCAGCAAGGCGGCACCCGCAAGCCGACCGTCGTGCAGGACCGGCTGCGCAGTGTGGTCGGCAAGTTGGAGGTGATCACGCACGGTCTCGACAGTCTCGACGTGCCGCTGGTGCAGCCCAACGCCGGTGAATACCGTGATCGTCTCACCGCCTGCCGTACGGCGATCGACGCCTTGATCGCCCGGCTGCCGGTCGACGAGCCCGTCGTGGAGGACGTGGCGTCATGAGTCGGGGCGGCTATGCGGGGTACATGACCCAGCTCATCGTCGAACGCATGGCCGCCCTCGACGGGCTGGCGACGGTGGACGAGATCGTCGACGCCATCGCCGATGGTGCCGGCGTGCCGTGGAACTACATCTTCCAGCGGTACCAGCAGTACCTCTGCCAAGCTCACCAAAGGTCCGGTGTTACCATTAACGAGTCAATGGTAACACCGGACCCGCAGTTGGGTTGGGTGGCACCCGACTTCGACCCCAGCAACCCGACGCATCGTCGCAACGCACTTAGATATGTGGTCAACCGACGACTCCAGTTGCACAGTGAGCCCGGCGTCTATCACCGTCGTGCCTGGGCGGTCCGTGTAGGAGATGGTAAACACCCTCGTTACCAGTTGAACCCCGACCAGTCGCAGATGCCCCGCATCGTCGAGATGAACGGACGTACGGCGACGTTCGACGCCACCACCAGGGCCGAGATCGGCGCCGGCAAAGCGGCCCAGGTCGCCGTCATCGTCCGCAACTCGGACCGTCGCACCTTCGACCTGCTCAACCCGACCCAGCAGGCGACGTTGCTGCGCTGGCTCACCTACCGACTCGAGTCCTCCGATCACCGTAATAGGAGCTCGGGTACGGTCCGCACCGTCCTCGCCGACTGGAAGCGTCGGGACTTCGACCATCAGGCCGCCTTGGACAAGCTGCGGGATCTGCTCTGCCGCGACGCTGACTAGCTGTCGTTCGCTCCATGGAGAGGATGTGGTTCCCAATGATTCAGTCTGTTTCGACCACCCGAATCACACCACCGTCATTCGATCGAACACCAGTTCAGAAATGTGTATCTACCAGGGAAATAGTGAGAAACAGTGAGCCAAACTGTATGAAAATTATTACCTCCAAAACACCTGGTAGATTCACACAACGTGACATCGCATCATTCTACAGTTGACTATTGCTATGTATCCGTAGTAAACCAGAGTCAACCGAGGTCAAACGACTAACGGTTCCGGACTCAACCGGAGCCGACCAAACAAGGGGAGGGATACCCGTGAAGCTATTGGAAGCAACCGAGCTCTACGTCACGACGAGCGGCCGCATCAACACCGACCAGTCCCGCACGAGGGTGCGGGCCACGGCCCGCCAGCTCGCCCACTACTGCGGCAACCGGCTGATGACCGCCTACACCGTCGACGATCTGACCGGGTTCTGCCTCGGCCACGGCGGCCGGGGCACGGCACCGAACTCGATCGGCTCGAGGGTGTCGATCATCCGCCCGCTGTTCGACTGGTGCACCTGGCAGAAGATCATCCGCACCAACCCGGCGTCGTCGCTCAAGTACACCGTCAAGGTCAAGCGGGCCAACGTCCGTGAGCACACCTGGCTCACCGAGGGCGAGGTGATCGACATCGGCCGGTCGTTCAACCTCGAGGATCCGTTCCAGCACCGCGACTACATCGTGTTCCGCACCACGGTGATGCTCGGCATCCGCCGCTCCGAGGTGGCGCAGTTCCGCTGGGACTCGTTCCGCCGCGGCATGACCGAGGTGAGCTTCATCGGCAAGGGCGGCAAGCCGGCGACACTGCCGATCCTGCCCGGGCTGCGGGCCGACCTCGAAACCTGGCGTCGGATGCAGCCGCCCGACTCGGTGCCGTGGCCGGCGTTCCACTGCAAGCTGGTCAAAGGTCTGGTGATCGACCCCGCGGCGAAGGCCACCCCGATGGGCCGCAAGAACCTGCACCACGAGATGACGATCCGCTGGGCCAAACCGCTCGCCGCCGACGGCATCTACGAGCTCGTCAAGCGCATCGCCAACGCCCACGGGGTGACGTCGCTCGCCCCCCACGACCTGCGCCGCTCGTTCGCCGGCATCCTCGAAGCCAAGGGTGTCGAGTTGCGTGAGATCCAGGCGTTGATGCGTCACGAGCAGTTGGCGACCACCGACCGCTACATGGAACGCAACCCCGCTAGGTTGGCCAAGGCGATCGAGGGGATCACATGGGGGAAGTAGCCCGCACCTTGGGTACCCCCCCGACTTACGTCATGACAGAAAGGGATCGATCATGATCACGATGTGGCAGGCATTTCTCATCCTCGCCGGCCTCCTCGGCCTCTGGCTGCTGTGGGATCTTCGCCCGTCCAAGCACCGCCAGCGGGAAGGCGACCGTCTGTGGCGTGAGGAGCGTGAGCGCACCACCCCGCCGCCGCCGGACCCCGAGACGTACAAGGAGCGCCTCGAGTACATCACGAAACCCCTCACCCCCAACGACCCCGAGTACTGGCACCGGCGCTAGGACAACGGACGGCGCAGCGTGACCACGCACACGGCGTGGTCGGCCCGCCAGTTCTTGTTGCGGTCGTAGGCGCCGACCAGCTTCGACTCGGTCGACACCACCTGGAACGTCTTGGTGGTGCGGGTCTTGGGCCAGTTGACGTCCTGCAACGTCACCTGCTGGCCGACGAGCGCCTCGAGCAGTTGCAGTCGCTCGATGCCGGCGCCCGGGTGGGAGTCGGCGATGATCGTCACCGCGTTGAGCCCGGCGATCGTGTCACCGCAGTTGACCGGGAACACCCGCACCTGGTCGGCGATGGACCGGGGGTGCACCTTGGCGGCGATGCGTTTGAGGATCGGCCCGACATCGTCGTTCGGGGTGAGCTCGACACGGAACCCGAACGACGTGCCCAGGGCGTTGGCCGGGAACTCGACCGTCGTCGACCCGGCCGCGGCCATCGTGCCGAGCAGGAGGAACGTCGTGTTCGTGTCGATGCTGTAGGACGTGTCGATCGACCCGGCGAGCGGCTTGGTGGTGAGCGACACCGAGTCGAGCACCTCGGCGAGATTGGATCCGAGGTCGGTGACTGACGTCTCGAGCATCCCGGCGTGGAGCTCGGCGTCGGGGTCGGCGCCGTAGAACCCGCCGTCGGAGGCGCCGGTCGACAGGACGAACCCGAAGTCGCCGGCCCAGGTGACCACGGCCGTGACGGCACGGTTGGCCAGCCCGGCGGACTGCCAGCGGGCGTAGCCCGAGGTGGACAGGTCGACGAGGCCGATGCCCGACGTGTCGTCACGCATCATCGACGTCCAGGTGCAGGCGACGAACCGGTCCCGGCCGGCGAACGACGTGCGATAGGCCGCCGCGGTGCTGTTGCCGTCGATGGTCAGCACGAGCTGCGGGGTGAACTTGCCCTCGGTCGGCACGCACCGGTACACCTTGCGGTTGTACGGGGTCTGGTTGACCGTGGTCGAGGCGAACACGTTGCCGAGGTAGAAGTACAGCGAGTCGACCGACTCGCCTTCGGGCAGGGTGAGGGCGATGAACGTGGAGCCGGCACCCGAGCCCACCTGCCAGGCCCGGATGTGGCCGGTGTCGACGTGGTTGACGCCGAACCAGATGTAGCCGTCGCCGCCGCACAGCCCGCGCAGCGTCGCCCCGGTGAAGGACTGCCAGCCGCCGGCGTTCTCCTCGGTGCCGTCGGGGGCGAGGGTCGTGAAGTTGGGTGGGACCGCCACCGTGTCGAGGCCGGCGATGCGGTCGGTGCACCAGGCGATCTCGGTGACCGCCACCGTCGACCAGACGGTGCCGGTGGCGGCGATGTTGTTGCGGTAGATGCGGGTGCCGTTGTCGGTGGCGTACCAGTAGTCGCCGTCGGACGCCAGACTGGTGATCGACCCGGCCGGCCCGGCGGAGAACACGACCGGTGAGGCACCCGGCGCGGTGAGCCCGGTGAGTTGGCTGTTGCCGGTCTGGACGTACAGGATGCCTGAGGCGACGACGGCGCCCGGATGCTCCCGGGCGGCGCCGGGGGTGAACGTCGAGGTGATGTGGTGCAGCGGGGTGCGGTTGCACGACACCTCACCCGGCTCGAACGGGTTGACCCACTCGGAGTACCAGTAGCGGGACGGGTCCGACGTCGGCCGGTCGAGGTACAACTGGCCTTCGCCGGCGGTGAAGTCGGCGAACCCGACAAAGCTGTAACGGTCGAGGCGCTCGGAGAACGGGGCGTCCGAACCGGGCGGCTGCGGGTTGAGCAGGGCGGTGGTGCGCTCCACCGGCTGGTCGGGGTTGTCCTCGAGCATGTAGCCGACGCCGTTGATGGCGATCTCGTAGACCGATCCGACCGCGGTGTTGTCGACCGGTGGGGCCAGGACGAACTCGCCCGACACCGTCGTCGTGTCCCAGCCGCCCGAGGTGCCGATCGGATCCTCGCCGCCGGCGACGCCGTCGGAGGCGCCGACGTGGATCTTGTAGTTGATGAACGGGGTGAGGGCGAACCCGAGCTCGTAGGAAGTCGCTGTCCCCTCGAGGCGTCCGGTGTCGAAGGCGACGCCGCCGCCGACAATCTCGACGGCGATGCGATACCAGGCTTGGGGGCGGCCGGCGGCCGAGGTGTAGGTCCAGGTGACCGTCGGGTTCGGCTCGGTGATCGCCCCGGTCGGGGCGGTGATGACGACGACGGGCGGGTCGGTGATGACGGTGGAGGGCACCGCCACCGTGCCGACGGCGAAACCGCCGACGTAGCTACTCACCGTCTAGACCCGGCGCAGCAGGATCAGGACGAGGATGATGATAAGGATGACGACGAGTACGCCGCCGCCGATGTACAGACCGTCAGCGAACATCAGTCCCCCGTCGTGAGTGCGAGCCAGCCGAGGGCGATGCAGGCGAACCCGGCGACCATCAGGGCCGACTCGTAGACCCAGCCGGGAGGCCGCATGATGCGGATCACGAACTCGATGACGAACAAAATAAACGCCACTAAGAACATCACCTCCGCGAAGCTGTTGGCCGTCATGATCTCAGCGAAGACGCTCATTCGATTCTCCTTCTGGTGGTGTTGTTCGCTGGCCGCCACGCCAGCTGAAGATGTTCTCGATCGGCAGCACGCCGACCATGACCATGCCGATCAGCAGTTGGGACACCCTCTCCTCCGGGTTGACGAGGGCGTTGCCGATGACCCAGCAGCCCAGTCCGAACACCACCAACCGCCGTACCAGCGAGAAGATGGCGTCGACGGTGTGCACTTCACTTGGGCCTCTTGGTCTGCTTCTTCATGGGCCGCAGCGGTCCGGTCGGCGGCTTCGTGTTCGTCCTCGGGCTCTTGCCCGGCAACGAGCCGATCGGCCTGCTCGGCCGCAGCGGTCCGATCGGCGGCTTCGTGTTCGTCCTCGGGCTCTTGCCCGGCAACGAGCCGATCGGATTGATCGGCTTGGTGCCGAGGGTCGAAAGCAGCCCTTGTATGCGCTTGCGTTCGGCCGGCGTCTTGGCCCGAGCCAACTGAGCCTTGAGGTGTGCTGACTTTGATGTAGCGATGGGCACTTTGGCCATTGTCTTTCTCACTTTCCTGCTAGCGAGTTGTCCACCGCGGTGGCGGTGGCCTGGTCGTACTTGCCGGTGACCGGCAGGCCGGAGCTGCGTTGGATGGTCTTCAAGAATGCGATCAGCGCCCAGTCGTTCCACTTGTTCTGCACGGTTTCGGCGACGGGCGGGGCGTCGGTGACGCCGGCGACGGTGGAGGTGGTCGGGTTCCAGTTCACGGTGTCTGCTCCTGACGGTGGAGGCGTCGGTGTCGGCGTGGTCGGGGTGCCGGCACGCCTCGTGCATTCGGCACGGATGTCGTCGAGCGACCAGGTGCCTGACGAGTTGACCGAGCGTGGCTTCCACGGGCCGAGCACCGAGGCCGCCTTGGCCGGGTCGATTTTCCGGGTCGTCCACCCGAGAGTGTTGCCGGCTCCCTTGGCGTGGGTGAACACGTCGGTCGGCTTGTTCCCGAACCGGCGGTTGAGCTCGTTGGACGCTGCGAAGTAACTGTCGATGGTCACCTGGCTCCACGGCTCCCCTACCCCAGAGTTGGCGACCTCTATCGCCCACGTCCGGGTGTTCGCCCCGTCCTTGGGCACGGTGCCACGAGAGAGGGTGAGCGGACCTCCGAGGCCGGCGGTGTTGGCGGCGCCGGCAGCGCCGATCCACACCTCGCCGTTGCGCATGATCGTCATGTTGCCGATCGGACGGACGTCGCTGTTGAAGTACTGCCAGTTGGTGTCGTTCGTCGGCGTGGTCTGGCTCGCCGTGTGGTGCCACTGCACGCCCAGGGGGGTGATCGGGAACCCGCCTGAGGAGCGGGCCCGTGTCTGCCAGCCCTTCACCTCGACGACGGTGAGGCCCACGCTCCTCAGCCAGTCGGCGGCGTCGACGTAATACATTCCGGCCATCAACGGGGCCCTTCGGTCTGGAGCCACAGCAGGATCAGGGTCATCAGCTCGATGCCGATCTGGCGTTCATCCGCGGTGAGGTCGGCCCACTCGGGAATGTCACCGCCGTCGAGGTGGCGGCGAGCGTTGTGGATCTTCTCGGCGGCACGGGCCGGGTTGTCGGGTTCGTGGGCGACGACGTAGTCGACGACGATGACGCCGATGGCGAGCCCGTCGTCACGGTCCCGGCGTGACAGGTCCTCCCATTCGCCGGCGTCACGGCCGGCGAGGAGCTCGACGGCGCGGCGCAGCTCGTACAGGCGCATCGCCACCTGCATCGGGTCGATGGTGGGGTCGGCGTCCCAAGCGTCGGCGAGCTCGATGTCACCGAACTCGAAGGAGTCGTTCATGTGATCGGCGGTCCTGACGAGTCGAGGGCGGGGCTGCCCCCGCCGGCGGTGAGGGTCTTACCCAACCCGGAGTCGTCGGTCGTCGACGGCCCGGCGTTGAACTTGTAGTTGGCCCACAGTCCCGAGGTCTTCACCGCGGCGTACGTGTCACGCTCGGCCTGGAGCTCGCCGACGGTGAGCACGGCGTTCCAAATCTTGACGGCGGCGATCGAGCCGTTGAACCAGTTGGAGAACCCAGAGCTGCCGATGTAGAGGGTGTTGGCGTCGGCCGGGCCGGTGATCGTCACCCCGGCGCCGAGGGCCACCGTCGACCACGACCCGCCGGCCGGATGCCAGCCGAAGATGTCGGTACCCGCTCCGGTGTCGTTGACGGTGGCGACGAATACCCAGGTGCCGACCACCATGTCGTAGGCACTGTTCGCACTGCCGCCCGAGGTCGAGTCACGGCCCAGGACGGTGCCGTTCGCACCCAACTGCACCTGGTAGTAGTTGGACCCGGCGTTGTCCTGGCCGATCATGATCGAGTAGGTGTCACGGTCGACGCCGAGCTTGGCCCAGAACGTCCAACTCTGGTTGCCCGACAGACCTGACGCCGAGCGTGTGTAACGGTGGTTGGAGGCGCTGAAGCGCACCGCTCCGCCGCCAGCAGCGGCAGCAGCTTTCGACGAGGCGACGGCGCCGATCGTCATCGTCATGCGAGGTCTCCGAGCAGGTACCACTGGTCGGTGCCGGTCTTGACGAGGGTGGCGCCGGAGTAGCGGGCGCGGAACACCAGCGACGGGGTGGCGTTGACGGTGACACCGGCGCCCTGGGCCACGGTGACGATGCCGACACCGATGCCGATGATCGTGATCTGGGTGCCGGTGGGGAAGGCGACCGTCGAGTTGGGTGGGACCGTCAACGTGACGGCCGAGGCGTTGGAGCAGGTGATGACCTTGGAGGCGTCGGTCAGCACCAAGGTGTAGGTGGTGCCGGTCTGGGCGTTGACCGTCAGGTTGATCTTCGGGTCGGTCAGCGTCTTGTTGGTCAGCGTCGACGTCGCCGCGTCCTTGGTGGCGTCGGACGTGTTGTCGACGTTGGCCAGGCCGACGGTCGTCTTGGTCGGTGCCGTCCATCCCTGGGCACCGTTGAGCCACGTCGAGGCGCCGGCACCGTTGGCGCCGGGAGCCAGGCCCTTGGCTGTCGTCGTGGTCGAGAACAGGTTGCCCGCCTGCGCTGACGACAAGGTCTGCAAGGCGACCTTGCCTGCCGGGATCGTGCCCGCCGACGAGGCGAGAGCGACCGTCACCTCCCAGTAGCCACCGCTATCGGTGGCATCGGCGGTGACGTTGAACACGGCGTAGACGGCGGCGTTGTCGTAGTCCTGGATGTAGACCTGGAATCCAGCCTTGATTCGCCCCAGTCCGACCGTGACATCGAGGCCATCGACGGTGACCTCCATGATCCACAACTTGGTCGACGACGAGAACGTCGCGTTGTTGCCTCTGATCTGGCTGCCGGTCGGTGGTTCGGTGGTGGTGCCCGACAGCATGAACGGGAACACGCCACCGGCACCACTGATCACTGATGCCGGCGAGTCCCAGGTGCCGTCGTCCTTGAGGAAGCGACCGCTGCTGCTGACCGGACTGGGCACGGCTCCCCTGGTCGAGGAGGTGAAGTCGGAGATGGCCAACGTCCGGTTGGCGGCCAGGCTCCCACCCCCGGTCAAAGGCGCCGTCGGCGTGATCGTCGTCGCCGAGGCGGCTGCACCGAGGGTGGTGAGCATCGCCGCGGTGGTGGTGTCGTCGAGCACTGTCTTGGCCGCGGCCGTGACGACGCTCGAGTCGAGCAGCCACGACGTGCCCGAGCCCGACACGACGATGTCGCCCTTGTCGCCGTCGCTGACGCCGGAGCCGCCGCCGCCGGCCGGTGTCTGCCAGTTGGTGTTGTAGTTGGTGGAGTCGATCTTGGTGAGCACCTGGCCGACGGTGCCGCCGGCGGCGACACCGGGACCGGCCGCCCCGGGCAGACCGGGTGCGCCGTTTGCTCCGTCTGCTCCGTCTGCTCCGTCGGCACCGGGAGCACCGTCGGCACCGTCGGCTCCGTCGTTGCCGGGCGGCCCGGCCGGCCCGGCCGAGCCGGAACCGGTCGCCGGGAACGTCTGGGTGGTGCCGATGTAGGTCTTGACGACGCCGCTCATGAGAACTCCGTGAGTAGGACCCCGGCGACGGCAGCGCCGACGCCGAGATCGCCGATGGTCATCGTGGTGCCGGTGAAGTTGTTGCGCCAGTACGTCGCCCCGGTGACCATCGGACTGCCGGCGGTGAACGTCGTCGACTGCACTCCGATCTTCGTCCACCCGGTCACGTCGCCGAACGGCAGGCTGGACGCCGGGGCGACCTCGGCACTGGCCGCGGCGAAGGCGATGCACAGGTTGCCCGATGTCGCCGCCCCCGACAGTGCCCCCGACGTGATCGTGTCGATCGCCCCGTGGCTGGTCGCCACCGACGAGTGCACCAGTGTCAGCCCGGTGTCGTTGGGCACCTCGAACACCCAGAAGGTGAACCAGGCCGCGGCGGTCGTCGGATAGGGATCGACGACGATGTGCTGGAACGAGGTGGTCGATCCGGTGACCGCCTTGTAGAGCCACAGCTTCATCCCGTAGATCGTCCCCGCGGCGTGCGGCTCGAGCGAGGACTCGAGGATCTTGGAGAACACCTGCGGGTACTGGCCGACGGCGGTGACCGTCGGATCCTGGGTCGAGGTGTGGGCGGCGTTCTGCACGGCGGCGAACACGAACAGCGTCGAGTTCGGTGTCGGCACGAACTCGTAGGTCTGCTGGCTGTCCAGGAAGCCGCCGCCCAGCTCGTTGTAACGGAGCTTGAGCAGCCTCGGCACACCGGTCACCGCGGGTTGACCGTCGTCCATCAGGATCGGGGTGCCGTCGAGCAGCCGGTTGCCGTGGCTCTGGGTGAAGTACGCCATGTCCGATGCCAGCCCGACCAGGGCGGGCACCATGATGTTGCCGTTCAGCTCACGCCGGTAGCCGTTCGACAACAGATTCCAGTTGTTCGGCGGGCGGGACGGGAAGTTGACGCAGTAGTCGGCGTTGGATGTCAGCAGGATGTTCTCGTTCACCTCGAACTCGGTGAACGGGGTGCTGTCGGCGTACAGCGACACGGCCGAGGAGTTTCCGTCGGTCAGTAGGTTGCGGTAGAAGGTGGTGTTGTCACCGCGGATCGACGCCGACGTGTTGTGCGAGTCAGCGAAGATGTAGAGGTCGTGCACCCAGCAGTACTCGATGGTCGTGCCGAAGAAGGAGAGGAACCCGGCGCGGTAGGCGGTGGCCTCGGTGTAGCGGACGATCATCCCGTCAGCCGAGTGGTCGGCCGTGTTGTAGTAGTTGATGGCGTCACCGAATCCGGCCGGGTCACCGGTTCCGAAGTTGCCGTTGAGCGTGCAGTGGTCGACGATGATGCCTGAGAATCCGTCGACGACGTACACGCCGTAGAGGTTCATCGTGCCCGGCCGGTCGGCGTAGCAGTGGCTGAACGTGATGTCATCGTGGGCGACGATGATCTGCTGGGCGTGCAGCCCGGTGATCGTCCAGCGCCCAGCCGACAGCACGACGTTGGCTCCGGCGTTGGCGGTGAGCCAGGCGGCGTTGACCGTGACCTCGTCGGTCTGGCCCGGTCCCCACAGGGAGCCCGACGTGAACCCTTCGGAGTCGTAGCCGGTGTTGGCGTCGTACCAGGAGGTGATCGTGGTCAGGTTGTTGGTGGCGATGGCGTCGGCCCACGCGGAGGGCGGAGGCCCGGCCGGGGTGGTCGGCACAGCGTTGACGATCGTGGATGCCGGGCCGGTCCCGATCCCATTCAACGCGGTCACCCGGAAGTAGTAGGTGGTGCCGCCGGTCAGCCCGGTCGACAGGAACGAATGCGCCGAGGACGCCGTGACCGTGCCGATCGTGACGAATCCCGAGGCGGGAAGCGTCGAACGCTCCACGTTGTAACTGGTGATCGCCGAGCCGCCGTTGGATGCCGGCACCGCCCAGGTCACCGTCACCGCCAGGTCGCTCGGCGTGGCCACGACACTGAGCGGGGCGCCCGGCACGGTGGCACCGGCCGTCGGGATGGCGTTGACCACCGCCGTCGTGGCGCCGTCGCCGACGGCGTTGGTGGCGTACACCCGGAAGTAGTAGGTGGTGCCGTTGGTCAGTCCGGTCGACAGGTGCGAGAACGTCGACCCCGACACGGTCTGCACCGTGGCGAACCCGGTGGTGGCGCTCGTCGAGCGTTGCACCGTGTAGGCGGTGATCGGCGAGTTGCCGTTCGACGTCGGGGCCAGCCAGTTCACCGTGACCGTGCCAGGTCCGGCGATGGCGACGGTGTTGGTGGGCACACCGGGCACCGTCGGCGCCGTGCCCACGGGGACGACGCTGACCACGGTGGACGCGGCGCCGGCACCGACGCTGTTGGTGGCGATCACCTGGAAGTAGTAGGTGGTGCCGTTGGTCAGCGGTGTCGACAGGTACGACAGGGTGGTCGCCGGCAGTGTGGCGATGGTGGTGAACCCGCTGCTCGACACGGTGGAGCGTTGCACGAGGTAGTCGGTGGGTGGCGACCCGACGGCCGGGGCCTGCCAGTTGACCGTCACCGAGGTGTCGCCGGCGAGCGCCGTCACGTTGAGCGGCGGGCCCGGCACCGTGGTCGCCGGGCCGACGTCGTCGGCGAAGATGGCGTAGAGGGTGTCGTCGTCCCACACGCCGAGGGCGTCGTACTGGGCTTGGGTGCCCTCCCAGTGCAGCCACACGTCGCCGGTGGTGCCACCGCTGCCGCCGCCGCTGACGACGACCGTCGTCGGCATGACGCCGACCGACATCGCCGTCGGCACGACGGTGGCCAGGTCGACGGTCGCCCCGGCCGGCACGGCGATGTCGAACGTGGTCACGGCCTGGCCCTGGAGGGAGATGGTCACCCCCCACGTCCAGTCGGCCGGGCCGATCTCAGGGTTGTCGGTGGCGATCAGGGCGACGCTCTTGTTGCCGTCGGCGTCGGCGAGGTCGCCGTCGATGTCGAGGTCGTAGATCAGCGGGTCCAAGTCGATGACGGTGTAGGGGTCCGAACCGAGGTTGCGCAGCCGGCGGGGGGCGGGCAGGAACCGCACCTTGCCGGCGGCGATGACGTCGGCGCCGTCAGGGCCGTCGACGACGAACCGGCCGGTGACGTACCCGTAAGTGACGTTGTCAGGAAGGATGGTCATGGCTCACGTCTTGATCGCTACGTTGATCCGCAGGTTGAGCGGGGTGTGGTCGACGGCGGTGCCCGAACCGGTGCTGCCCGACGGCCCGGTGTGGATCGGCAGGTCGACGGTGTGGGTGTGGGCGGTGGCCGACGCCGCGCCGGAAGCACCGGCGTAGTTCGGCATGTCGACGGCGTGGGTGTGTGACGCCGACTGTGTTCCCGACGTGCCGGTGTAGGCCGGCAGGTTGACGGCGTGCTCGTGGGTCTCTCCGACGTCTTCGCCCGACGTGTTGATCGTTGTCGCCGTACCGCTCGAGCTGGCGATCATCACCTGTCCGGTAGCGCCCGCCGTCGAGTTGTTCACCGCGTTCAACGTGTGGTTGTGGGTGCTGGTCTGCGATCCCGACGTCACCGACCCGTGGTCGTGGTTGATCGTGTGGGTGTGGCTGGCGCTCTGCGCCGCCGAGGTGACCGTCCCGTGGTTGTGGTCGATGGCGTGGGTGTGGGCGACGCCGCTCGACGCCGACGTCGCCGTCCCGTGGTTGTGGTCGAGGGCGTGGGTGTGGGCCGGCAGGTTCGCCGTGGCCAGCGTGTGCAGGTTGGCCCCACCGACCGAGCCGAGGGTGCCGGAGCCGCCCATCAGCACCCGGCCGTCCATGTTGGGCAGGTTGAGCGTCGTGCCCGTCTTCCACGCCGCCGGCACCACCGCCCACAGGGCCGGGTAGGTGACGTCGGCCCCGGAGATCGACTGGCCCATCAGCAGCCAGCCGTCGGGCGGCGACGACCAGATGCCGGCCTTGAGGTCGCCGGGGTCGCCGGCGACACGGTTGAGGTCGAGGGCCGTGGCGGCGAGCACCCACTTCGTGGCCGCAGCGTGGGCCCGGGCGACGTTGCCGCCGAGGCTGGTCTGCTGGCCGCGGATCGCCGTCACCTGTGTCGTCCCGGCCGCATGGGCGGTGACGACGACGATCTCGGGTGGGCCGTCGTCGGCAAGCGGGTCCAGCACGATCGACACCGTGTGCGGGGCGGCGATCGGGGGCAGGACGGTGGCGAACGCAGCCGAGTTGATCTGGGTCGCCCCGACCGTCAGGGGATTGTCGGTGATCGTTCCCGAGGCGAAGTTGACGAACTCGGCCATGTCTCGCTTTCAGGAGTAGAAGGATCGCCAGGACATGCCGGTGAACACGGGGTTGGACACGAGCGGCCGGTACTTGTTCGGCATCTCGGCGGCGACAGCCGCCTTGGCCGCCTGGAACGCCCCGTAGAACTCCTCACGCTTGAGGCGCACCAGTGTCGGTCCGGTGTCACGTTGGCCCGACGTCCACTCCTCGGAGCGGTCGACCTGGGAGCGGGACACCTCACGGTCCGACGTCAGCTTCCACGCCGCGTACTGGGCGGGGAGGAACTCGGCGCCTTCGGGCATCTCGATCGTGGAGGACTCGGTCACCGGGTCGTCGGACCAGCGGTACGGCATCTGGTAGACGATCGAGTAGGGGCCGTCGAAGATGCGCAGATGGCGGGGCAGGCGGACCACCCGGCTGTCGGGGTACTCGCCTTCGGGCAGACCCGAGATCGGCCGCCAGTTGGCGATGTCGTTCATCCCGGCCCGCACGTTGTAGACGCGGCGGGCCCCTTCGGGGACGGGCAGCAGCGTCGTCCAATGGTCGTACGGGTCGACATAGGGGACGACCATCGGGTCGGTCTTCACGAGCGGCAGACCGTCGGCCTCGAGGAACGTGAACGACTCCCGCACGACGGTGGCCACCCGTTTGCGTGACCACCGCGGGTTGAGCGTGCCGACCTGGTTGGCCGCATGGGTGCGGGGGACGGTGCCGTAGTAGCCGCGGATCACCGACACGACCGCCGACGCCGAGTCATCCGACTTCTTGGTGACGAACATCAGTTCGTCGGCGAACTCGATGATGTCGGTGACGGCGACGATGGTGGCGTCGGCGAGCGTGAAGCCGCCGTCGCCGGTGCCGAGTGCGTCGTTGCGGACCACCAGCCGGCCGACCTCGGGCGGGGACTGCACCCCTTCCAAGGCGTGGTCGACGAGCTGACCGAGTGTGACAGTGGTCAGGTTCATGATGCGTCACCGCAGTGGGTGCCGGCCACATCGGCGGTCGTGGCCGGCACCCACCGACGGTCTAGGCGAGGGCGCCGGCCGAGTTCGTCTTGTCGTGCAGGTAGAACTTCGGCTGCATCTTGAGGGTCGAACCGGTGTACACCGGCGTCGTCCCACCGAGCAGGACCACGGCCCGCACGTACTTGGAGTCGCAGTACACGTTGAGCTCGTGGGTGGCGCTCGACTCGGAGCCGACCGAGGAGAACGCCCCGAGCTTGCGGGTCGTCGTCCCGGAGAAGTCCGACGTCTCGTCGCCTTCGAGGGTGATCGACATGGTCGGCGACGACCCGGTGACCGTGCTGGTCGTCAGGATCAGCTTGACGTCCTGGGGCCAGTCAACTTCGACGATGGTGCCGTTGGTCGTGCCGGCGGCGTTGAGTGTCGCCCCGGTGAGCAGATTGGTCTGGTTGGCGTCGGCGAGATAGGTACCCATGGGTTACTCCTTAGGCGTTGGTGAGCCGGGCGATCCGGACGACGGACGTGGGATCGAGGACGGCGATGCCCGGGTAGAACTCGAGGCGGCCGATCTCGTAGGGGCCTTCGGTCGACTCCTGGAGGTTGCGCATCACCATCGACCCGGAGTTGCCGAGCAGGCCGGTGAGTCCGTCGCTGCCGTAGTGCACGGCGTAGATCGAGCTCGTCGCACCGCCGGTGAGGGAGGTGAGCCCGTTCTCGGTGAACGGTAGGCACTGGGCGGTGACGTTGGAGGCGTTGCGGCCTCGGCGCACGATGCCGAAGTTGATGCCGTTGTACCGCTTGACCGGCCGGCCGAGCGCATCGGTGCCGATGTCGATGAGCGGCATCGACGTGTAGGCCCGGGCCTTCTGGCTGAACCGGAGGGCGAGCTCCTTGTTCATCAGCAGCATGTCGGCGTCGTTGTTCTCCATCAGGATGAGCGCCTCGTCGAGCTTGTCGAAGTTCAACGCAGCGTCGGAACCCGGGTCGTAGACGGTGCCGGCACCATCGGCGCAGAGCTGGAACAGCCCCTTGAAGCCCTTGGTGGAGGCGACACCGGAGCCGTTGAACGCCTCCCACGAGTAGCGCATGCCGGCGGCCTTGGCGTGCTTGGCGTACTGGTCGGAACGGAACTTGGCGGCGTCCTCGACGACGCCGGAGTTGAGCACGGCGATGTCGACCCGCAGCTCGCCTCCGAGGATCGTGGTGCCCCACCAGGTCGACTCGTTCTCGCCTGACGAGGCGGTGTACGTCTCGTTGACGTTGCGGAACCCGACGTTGGGCAGGGTGCCTTCCATCTCCTGCTCCCACACCCGGCCGGCGACCCGCAGATGGGGAAGCCGCTCGAGCATCGGGACGCCGGCGATGATGGTCTGGATCCAGCCCTTGGACTTGAGATCCTTGCCCCACTTGAGGGCGGTGAGGAGGGGTACTCCCGCGAATGTTGCCATGGCCGCCACCTCCTGGGCGGGGCGCTCGGCCCCTCACCGCCGGTGGCGGAACGTTCGGGGTCAGCGTTTCTGCTGGGCCTCTTGGGCCAGCGTGGCCTCGATCAGGTCGGCACCCCACAGTCCCCGGTCCTCGTCTCCACGAGGGTCGAAGGCGGCGGGCCGTCCTCCCAAAGCTCCGAGGTTGGCGGTTCTGGCCTGCGGCGTCTCCTCGACGGCTTCGGGTGAGAGTTCACCCTTGGCCCGAGCAAGCGCTGCGGGCAGTTCGTCGACGGTGACCCCGAGCTCCTCGGCCAGCATCGACATGCGCTGCTGCTTGAGCCCGGTGGCGTGGGCGACAAACTGGTCAGGATCGACCCCGTTGAAGTCGTTCGACTTGAGTCCCGGGTTGGCCTGGATCAACAGATCCAAAGCGAGCTTGCGGGCAGACTCGAACTTCTCTCGGAGCGGACCACCCGAACCTGGCTCGCCTGCCGGCGTCTCGTCGGGCATCGTCAACCTCCTGCTGCCACCCCTGCACTCCGGAGCGTTCCATCAGGGGGCGACGGAACCGGGATGGGGCGCAGTGTAGTCATATGTGGCTGTATATAGCAAGGATGGCTACTTGACCAGAGTGGACAACACTGCGATGAGGGTGGTGGCGACGATGGCGACGCCGTAGAAGACGAGCGCCCGCTCGGCCACCGCTACTTCTTCTTGTCGTCCTTGTGGGCCGCCTTGTGCGGCTTCTCCTCGAGCGCCTCGGTCTCGTCGAGCAGGGCGGCGACGGCGTCGACGCCGAGACCGACGTGGGTGTCGTCGGACCAGGTCTGGCCGGAGTCGTCAGAGGTGAGCTCGACGTTGTGGCCGTTGACGAACTCGACGTTGATCGTCTGAGTGCCGTCGTCGGCGATCTCGATGTTGACCGGGCGGGTACCGAAGTAGCCGGTGTCTGCTGTCATGGTGTGCTCCTATCGCTTTTTCTTGAGGACGCCGTTGGCCTGGCGGATGGCCGAGCCGGGACTGGCCCCCCGCCTCTTGGCCGACTGGTAGACATGTTCCCACTGGCGTTTCTTCTTAGGCGTGGTCGCCTTGCGGGTGAACCGTTGGGCGGGCATCAGTAGCTCGTGAACCCGGACTGGACGATGCGCTTGCCCTGCTCGCCGAAGCGGAACGTGCCCACGTCACGGCCGGCCGCCTCGATGTAGTTCTGCCCGGCGGCCAGATCGCCGGCGGCGGCGGCGTTGCCGAGGAACTGGGCCGACTCGAATTGGGTCTGGCCGAAGGTGGTGCCCCGGGCCCGTTGCACCGCAGCGGACAGCACGCCCTGGTTCTGGCCGAAGGCGGCGTAGCCGGCGATCATCTTCGCCTTGTCGACCCCGGCGGCACGGATCTCGGAGAGACGTTCCTTGGTCGGCAGCTCGAGGCCGGCCTCGGAAGCGGCGGCACCGACGGCCATGAACTCGAAGGCGTCGAGCAGTTCGTTGAGGCTGAGCGGCGTCGACGAGCCCGGTGTCGGGTCGCCGCCGTGGTAGATGGCGTCCATGATCTGACGGGCGAAGGTCGGGTCGACCTCGAGCACCTGCTGCACCGCGGCACCCTTGGTCTGGCCCTGCGTCTGGGCGTCCGACAGCACCTTGGCGACACGGGACAGACCGGCCTGGGTGGCCCGGGTGATCCAGTTCTTCCAAGCGTTGGGGCCCGACGCCTCGGCGGCGACCTTGGCGTTGTAGGCGTTGTAGAGCGCCTGCTCCTTGGCCGGGTCGACGGCAGCCTCGAACAGTGCGTCGTCGTCGGGCGTCATCCCGGCGTAGGTGTAGAAGGCTTCACGGACACGGGGCCCGGCCTGCTTGACCTGCTGCCACACCTGGAGCTCGTCACGCACCTCGTCGGGTGACTTCTCGGCTTCGAACAGTCCGACGAGCGACGCCGGGGTGGCGTACTCCTTGTCGACATCGATGCCGGCCTGGCGGAACAGGGTGCGGTACGCCTGCTCGGTCTGGAGGTACTCGGCCGGGGTCATCCGCTGTGAGCCGTCCTGGCGGTACAGACCGGTGAAACGGGAACGCCACGCCGGTTCGTTCTGGATCTTGGTCATCAGTTCGGACGCACCCGACGACGTGGCGACGAGTTGTTGGATGCGGGCCGGGGTGATCCCCACCGTCTTCAACCAGGGGAAGTCGGCGACCAGATCGGCGTACAGGTCGGCCATGTCAGAACCCCATGTCCTGACCCAACTGCGCCACTGCCGTGTACATCTCGTCCTGACCGTTCTTGGTGGTCGTCCACGCCTTGGTGCCCTTGAGCTCCTGCTCGAACGTCCACGGGTCCTTGCCGGCGAGCAACACTTGTTTGATCTCCTTGGTCTGCAACGACCCGGTTCGTTCCATCGTCCGGTTGTACGTGTCGATCCACGGTGAGGCGGCGACGACCGTCTCGACGTCGGGGTCCTTCCACGGGTACAGCGCCTTGGCCTGGGCTTTGACGATCTTGGTGAAGTCGTCGTCGGACATCGTCTTCTCGACGAGTTGGGTGGCGTACTTGAGCAACGACTTCTCGTCGAACGTCACCCCCCACCGGTCGATGACACCGCGGAGCTGGCTGACGGTGTTCTCGATCTCGTTGCCCCGGGACCGTTGGTCCTCTTTCTCGTCACGCAACTGGCGGTTCCACGGCGACTCGGGGATCGCCAACGCCCGCGGCTTGAGGTAGCCCTCAGTCCACTGGCCGAACCCCATCTTCCCCGAGGCGACGTCCTCGAGGGACTGTTGGATGCGCTTGTCGCCCGTCGAGATCGTCTGGCCGGTGTACTGCAACCATGCCTGCGCCATGCGGGCCGCCATGTCCTGGCGTTGCATGCCCTTCTCGGCTTCGGACAGGTCGTTCCAAGCAAGTTGACCCTCGGTGCGAGTCTGGTAGTACTGCGTCCCTTTGAGCAGGTTCTCGAACTCGGCGTCGGTCATGTCGGGCCGGCCGGCCCGGGTGGCGACGATGCGCAGGATCTCGGTGTCGTTGCGCCGGGGGTCGCCGACCGGGAACAACTGGTTCATGATGTCGGTGGCGTACGCCCCGTACGACCCGTAGGTGGTGGTGATCTCACGGAGCTCCTCGGCCGACTCGGCACCGGACCGTGAGCCGGCCACCGGCTGGCCGTACTTCTTGTGGAAGGCGTCGTCGGTGAGCTTCTCCACCTGTCCGGTGATCGTGATCGAACCGTCACCGGGGATGCCGTAGCTGATCCACACGCCGGGGGCGAGTTGGAACAGGG